GTTACTCCCGGGATCGTATAGGCCCATGCCGACAGGATGGAGAAAGGCAAGGAGTTTCCCAGTCCAAGTGAATTGATGTTGAGGGACAATAACGCCGCGACCTGGGCAACGATGACGTTGTGTGTATATCCAATTGCGGTTGTGATCTGCATGGACACGTTGGCGGTCAATACGACAGGCGGGAGAACCGCGCATTGGATTCCCAATGGCCGCACGGCTTGTGCTGCTACGTTGACGACAGACAGGAACGCCGGCGATGGTGTCCCCGAGCCATCATCGGCAACGACGAAGAAGAACCCAGGATGATAACTGCCGTCATAATTGTAGCCTTCCGTCAGTGTCCACTGGACGTTTACCGCAGCGCCTTCGATGGAGGCGTTCAATCCAAAATAGTCACCTCGGGACAAGCCGAGAATATAAGCGCTGAACCGCTGTTTTAGCGCGCTGTCTTGTTCGAAATCGGAGCCGTTGAAAAACGCCGCTACGTTGGTGACGGCATCGATACCTGTGATCGGGCTGGTCATGGTCTGGATAGCGCCCGCGACGACATTGCCGGCAGAACCGGCAACCGTATCCTGCACCGGTACGATGATCGACGCTACCGACGATGGCAGCGTATATCCGGCTGGAGGACCGGCACTATACGTGGCAAAGGTAGGATCGGCAGTTACGACGTATGTTTGCGTGCCGTCGCTGGACTGCACGGTGGCTCCGATTGGAATAAAACACGTTGTTGGGGCGGCAGTGAAACGTGAGAATGTGACTTGTCCGCTGGCAGCCTGAGCGCCGAGGCGGGGCGACGGCACCCCATTGAACGTTCCGATAGTTGGCATAAAATCAGCGGTGAACGTATCAACGTCGACAGCATTCGCTGTGGAAAGTCTGGAAGCCTGCAGTACCAAAAGAACCATGGCTTGAAACCACAGAAATACGCCAGCGAAACCTTCGACGATCGCGCGCAGAGGCGATCCTGTCGAAAAATCGATAAGGCTCGCAGCTCTTCCTTGAATGCCGGCAATCGTATTTGTAACTACCGTGGAGAAGCTTTGCGTCGGCAAATTTGCCATGATTTTTTCCTGCTCAGGATGTAATGGTGAAGCTTACCGAGCGCCCGGTTTTTGCATCCCAATACTGGATACTGATGACAAAAGAACCGGGATTGTTCGGGAGAGCAGCGACAGCCAACTGCGCCGGTGGATTTAGGGCAACGGTGGATTCCAAATTCAATTGTGATGCGACCACCGATTTGATTTCGTTTACTGACAGTATCGATCCTATTTTCTGCGGCAACCCGGCGCCGTAATCCTGATGCCACACGTAGCTCTGTGTGGCTGTAAACAGGCGTCGCTCGAGTCTCTGTCGCACGGCGTCGTCGCCGTCGACTAGCAAGAGGCCACCTTTGGAATCGAGCATAAAATCGCTGTGCCATTCCAGTGCTACATCAGTCATTGTTTGTTTTCTTTCAGGCCAGTATATATTCTGTTATCAACATGACACCGGGGGCACCCGGCGCTCCTGCAGCGTTGGCGCTATTTTGGTTTTGTGATACCGAACCGCTTGCCCCGCCTCCGTACAGTTGTCCGGCTGTACCGCCTGATATTGTTCCTCCAGAAGCCATGACGCCTGGACTTCCGAAACCAAGATGGCTGGCTCCACCGCTGCCTGATACGACGTTTGCCGATCCCGAATTGTATCCACCGTAACTTCCTGCTTCACCGGGTATAGACAAAGCATTTATCCCGCCGGACCCGCCCAAACCACCGGGGGCAAACGCCATAAACACGGAACCTTGCCCACCAAACCCACCAATAGCCGTCAAGAGTGCGCCAAGCGATGTCGTTCCGCCATTACCTCCAGTAGTGAAACCAGGAGTCCCGGCAAGACCTCCAATGCCGATAGTAACTGGTTGCGATGCGCCTATTTGAGCGGCCGTAAAAACCGACTCGCCGTATTCACCGCCTCCACCTCCACCGCTACTAAGAGCATAACTTATGTTGACAGAAACGCCACCGCTGCCTGCTCCGGCTCCAACAGCCTTGACGATACAAAAATCCATTCCCGGCGTAGGCACATACGTTCCGGAACTTGTTATTTTTCTATAGACTATATTTTGAACTATAGGAGATATGAGTAGCGGCGTATTTGGAAATACATCAACAATTGGATACGTAAGAAAATTGATCGGTGCCAATGTCTTGCTGGAATTAGCCGTTATTGTCGTGCGCGCCAAAGACGTAGCTATAGCATTGTAGACACCGGAACCATATTCCCATTGCGTACCGTCAATCGATCTCGCGAAGTAAAAGTACACAACGCCATTTTGAGCATTAGCTTGCGCCGGAGTAGCAAAACCTCCGACAACCGCCGATGCGACAACAAAATCCACCGGTCCTATGGAAGCTGCATTAAAGCGGCAATGATTTTGAAATGACATGATCATGGCACCTGGAAAGGCGTGATTGACGGCTGTGGATTTGGCGGGGTTACTGAATTGCTGGAAACACTGCCACCACCCTGGACCACGACCTCACCTCCATCCAAACCAACATTGGAATCGCCTTGAATTTCTACATTACCGGTACCGTGAACACCAACGTCTCTGGCATTTATTGTGAGTGTCTTACACGTGATAGCGATATTGCCATTGCCGTCTAGAACTATCTTGGCTCCGTTGCCGTCAGTAACGGTCAAACTGCCGTCATTCTTCAGCAGGATTTGTTGACCGGTGCCTCCTTGTCCGCCTTGTGCCGAGTCAGGCGCTTGACCACCACTCTTCTGAAATTTTGTCCAAATAACAATCTCACCTGATTTCGTTTGTGGTGGTGTATCCTGATCAGAATGCACACGCTGAACTATCTTGCCGGATTCGATATCGCCTTCCTGATAACGAACAATAACCTGATCACCCTGATTTTTGCCCTGCTGTGAAGCGTCACTTTGCGTAGCTCCCCCATGCCCCGGCTGCAAGCCTATCGTGATGCCGTAGCCTTCTCCAACATGGCCGGTTTCGATCGGGAGCCAACCGCTTTCCTGCCCCTCCGGTTGAAACGTAACTTTGGCAAGATACTTATCGGGATCGTAACTCGTAACAAGCGCGTGTCGTTCCGAATAGCGACCAGCCCACCAGCGCTCGATAATGCGCAATATATGCCCATCCAGATCGCCATACCCGCTGCTCATGATGCTGACTTGCCGCCTTTTGGTGCTCTTGCCGTAATATTGGTTCGATGTCCTGACATGCCGATATCATGATGCACAGTATCTATTTCATATTGCTGATCCCAGAAACCAGTTCCATTCAAAATCAGCCCCATGCCGGCGCTGACAGTAGGATCGCCGGCCACCGTTGCGGTAACACGAAGAGCATGCCTCGCTATCTCGTCGGCGCGCGATTTGGCGTGTTTCTCGACGTGATCCTGTTTCAGATTCGGAATGTGGTAGTTGTAATTAAGTGGCCCGCCGCTACCTTCCACATTCGAAGTATACGAATGGACCTCTTTGTCTTTCGGATGCCAGGACTTGACCGTCACCTTTATGTTTTTCCCAGCCTGAATATTTCTTGTTACCGACAAACTCAGGCAATCCGACACTACTGAATTTCCTACCGCCGCGTAATTCAACGTGTACATGCCAAGCGGATTACCGGAAGACAAATAATGTAACGTGCCAAGTGTGTCGACAAACCAGCGGGCTCCGTCAAACTCCGCCAGCTTATGGATGACGTAAGCAAAGCTCACATTATCAGAAAGACGCACGTAATCCTGCTGAAGCAGTTTGCCCGCCAGAAGACCACTGCTATCGGCATTGACACGAAGTCCAACGCGCCCAGCCAAGTCGGTAACAATATCGCTGCCTTTCTTGTTGAGCCATTTCTCGCTCGTCATGTTCTCGTGGAGCTTGGCAGCCTTGTCTCTCCCGCTTGCCCTAATTACACGATTTATAAGATCAAAAGATACAGCGTCAATTTCACCAGTGAACAACGTCCCGGTTATGCCTCTTGTCGACACGGTTACAGTGGCATCATTGTCACCAAGTTCCGCGAAGGTCTCCAGCGCCCCAGGAAAACTCATGGGTATCGCAGCAGAAAAAGTCGAAGACTTTCTAGTAGCGTGCTGCTCGACAGACCCATGCTCGACGGGCCAAGTCCCGTTGACATTGAGAAAAGAAAAATGTGGACCGGCGCCGGAAGTTATCGCCATTACAACCCCAAAATTCCAGTTTGAGTCCCACTGGGAAATACGGGAGGAATCAATATGTCGGTAGGCGTAACAATCCACGGATCGACAACGTTATTCAAATTAGCAATGGCAGTCCATTGCAGGGCATTTCCGGTTTGCTGTGCAGCTATATGAAACAGCGTGACGCCGGCTACCCCGCGCAAGACCTGGGCAGGGATGGTAGCAGCTATATACCCGACTGTAGTCATTACAATTGATCCAAATTGGAAGTTGCTCGCCCGGTAACACCGCGCATCAATGCCAACTGATTCTGATCGCTGGCTGTCGACACGACATTCAAAACTCCGGCAATGATGGAAACAGGGTCAAGCGGTGCGACCCACGTATCCAGCAGGTTCGGTGCCGTCAAGGAAGACTGTATATTGCTGACCACATTAGCTGCGTTCAGCTGCAAAGCCGTAATGGTCGCTTTGGAAGCATTGGCAAGAGGTGACGCCGCAATAACTTGCGCCTCCAGACTTGTCAAAGCCGTGGTTATGCTTGTCGGGATCGTCATCACCCGCCTCCTATCGCCACGCCAATGTCTGTCAATATCAGCGTATCAATGCTGCCGAATGCCGCACCTAGAATTCCCTGCATCGGATTCTGATACACGACACACGATATTTCGTAGTTCACCCACATCGGGAACTTGCGGACCTTGTAAATAAAGTTCTCGACGATGACAGACCGGAATTGCCCGCCCCAGACTAGCGGCACAACCTGACCGGCTGCGCGGATTCCGTCGAGCGCCAACGCTGTGGAATAGGCGTTGTTGCCAAAAAAGAATCCCGACCACACCACATTCGCCTCGTCCGGGCCAAGCGTATCGATAACCCGGCTTCCGCCCGGTAGCTTGTGAATGACCATTTGCTGTTTTCCGCCTCCCATCATTTCTGCGGGGGCGGAAAAGTCGTCGAATGCTATACCGGCTAGCGTAAGGGTGTCGGACACTTCATGTTCCCATCATGTTGCCGTCAACAGAGTGGAAGCTGCTCCACCCGTTTGGAGACGGCGCTCCGGTCGGGTGTGTATACAAATCCTCGAGAATGTCGCTGACTGCCTGGGCAAGCGTTCGGCCGTCTATGTTCAGCGTCATTTGTATCGGTTGCAGGACTTGTTTCTTTTCACCGGGTGTAAAATTGGCCGGGATGATGCTTCCACCGCCGGAAGGTCCACTGCCTTCGAAGTTCGTCTTGTGTTCCAGGAACCGGCTAAGGTCCATGAATTTTCCTATCGACCCGATTATACCACCAATCCAGTCGATAAATTGACTTATGGCGGTCATGACCGGATTGAGAGCGGCGAGCAGTCGAGTGACACCCTCGTTTAAGCCGTTAACAAGAAAATCAACGCCTTTGTTGAAATTCGTGATCAGACCATCGAGCCCTCTATTGGCGGCTGATATCCCACCAAAGCTTGTCATGATGGCTGCCAGTGTCGTGGCCGCGACCGTAACCGCCCCTCCGGGCAGGAGAGCGGCGGCTCCGACCAACACAGCGGCCGTGCCCAGGACAGCAAAGGCGCCGGCGATCCCGGCCATGCCTATCAGGATGTTATCCACGGCGGCCGGGTGATCTTCCGCGTATTTGGTTATCTGCCCCATCACAGCGGCCATCTTGGCCATACCGGCGATGACAGGTCCGTTCGGGTCCATCATACGACCACCGAGAGTCTCCAGCAGTGATTTGAACTGTGCGTTGAACGAAGCCATAATCGTTCCGTAATCATGCTGCATCAAATCGTCGTAGAACGGCATGCCCATCGCGCCCTTGTTCAGGCGGATGTCTTTTTCGAATGGACTGTTGGCGCCTTCGTGGAATCGCCCCTGTAATCCCATTTCGGTCATTATCGAAGACGCCGTACCTTTCTCGAACATCTTGCCGATTTCAGCAATGATAGATTCTTGACTCGTAATCCCTTTTGCTGCCAGCGCCGGCATCAGGGTTTGCTGAACCCATTCATAAGGGTTCTTCATAAACTGCTCGCTGCCCTTGACGCCTTTATCGTCCATGAGACCCATGTCTTCGAATTCGGAACGCGATGTCTTGCTCATGCGATTGGATACGATCGCGCGATAGGCGGACATCAGGGACGTGCCCGGGCCACCGGCGCCGCCACTGCCCCCGCCGCCGGTCGACATGGATTGAATGAGTCGTGGCAACGCACCACCGACGAAATCTTCGTCCCAACCGAGCATCGATGTACGGCCGTATTTGAACGTTTGCATAAACTGCGACGGCGTAACACGGCCGCCCGACGCTTCCACGGCTTTCATCATGGTGTTGACGTACGAATTAAACTCGTCGTTATCGTATGTCAGACCTTTTTGTTCGAGCGACTTGACCAGCTCCCAGACTTGATCGTGCCCGCCAGAGCCGTTCTTCATCGCATTCAATATCGTGTTGGCTTTTGATATCTCATCGAGATGTTGAATCGCGGTTGTTGAATCACCAAACGCCATACGGAGTTCGTTTATGTGTTTTAGGTTCTCGGAATATGTCGTCGTCAACACATTCTGACTCGTCAACATGGCCGCTGCCTGGGCACCTTGTATCTCGCTGACGCTCATGCCAGCGCCCTTCATAAGCTCCAGTTGCTTGTTGACGCCAACACCTGCCTTGCCAATATCTTCCAAACCTTTGACGATAGCACCAGCAGCCAAAACGGAACCTACGGCGCCAAGAGCAACGCCCCAGCCACCAAAACTCTGCGCTATAGTGCTTGCAACGGCTGAGATGTTGAGCAGCTCCTTGCCGATCGTGGCCAAGCCAGACGAAGCCTTGTTATCGAGGCCTATCGACATCATCATTTCATAAACTGTGGCCATTAGTCCTCACCATCATAAGACCAGTCATCTTCACCATCGGGACCTTTGCCCAGCAGCGCCCAGGCAAAAACATCCTTGCCGCACGTATCGTGGACTTTCTCTTCCATACGCATCGCCGCCCCCATAAGGAAGCTCCTTGGCGGGATACGCGATGTACCTAGCTCCTGCCATAGTGCTTTCGGGTCGTTCGATCCTACATTGGCGATGCCATTCGCCTTGTCGACGTTGTACTTGATGGATGCCCGCAATCCGCCTGTTTCCAACAACGGACTATCACCCGTGGCCTTCTGGGCGATCGTCGCCGGCTTCAGTCGAACCCAATCGTAATCATAGGTTCCCAGGACGCGCTTTGCCTCGTCGCGCACAAGCTTGGCTGAGCGTATCAACGCCCGTTCCGACGCGTTCGGTATTGCCAAACTCAGCGCCGTAAAAAACAAGGCACCTTCCTGTAGTGTACGTGGAGCCATTTCTCCGTCAGTCCTTTTTCAGACTTCCTAAACCAAGATCAATACTAAGTTGATTTTTGTCATGATTCTCTTTTTTATCTCTGGCAGCCGTCTCTTCTCTTCCCCTGCTTTTTGCAACCATAAGATCAAGTGGCTTCTTGTTTGCCAGAGTCTTGTCGTCGGTGCGACGATCGATCACGTCTGGACTACGCCGCATGTTAGCCCAATCACCGAGATTCTCTTTCTTGGCCCAATCAGGTGTTTCATCACTGCTAGCCGCCGGAGGTTGCGACAGCGCCTTGTTCTCACCAACAAACAATTCGTCGGGCACCATGTCCGCCGTCGACTTCGCAATCGGCTTCGGTGCCGCTAGATGCCCGACTGCAAATCCTGCCTTGCGGCGAGCGAGCTCTCTGCCCCAGCCTGCTTCAAAAGATTCGTGTGTCTGTGGCCCGTGCATGCCTGGATACGGGTTGCCACCGATATTCGTCATGGCACCTCGGGTGTAGAAACCCAAACCTTGTTGATGCATCAAGTACAGTTCCGTGTCGGTAGGATCACGGCCGTAGCGCTGATTAAATTGGCGCTTGTTTTCTTTGAACATACGCGCCGTTGCCATGGCGTTGTCTTCGGCCGAATAGATGTTGCCTTGCCCAAATCGTCGCCATTCATCATGTCCGATTTGGTAAAGACCTTTGTACTGTGTCGATCGATTGGCATTACTAGATGGATTCATCCCGCTTTCGATCGACGCTATTCCGCGCATTGTGTCAGGATTGACACCTGCCTCTTTAGCGGCACGTGCAATAGCCGCGTCAGTGGCCGCCGATCCCTGGGCAAACGGCCTCCCTACCCCATTACCACTACCGTAATCACGGCCTGTCGGGGTGCCCGCCCCGTGGCCGCGGCCTCCGTGGCCGTGGTGGCCTTGGCCGGCTGGGGCGCCCGATCCCCCGCCCGATCCGCCAAGACCACCCTCTGCCCTCCCCAACGGTGTATAGCCTTGGACATCCGGGATGAAAGCCGTATCGTCCGACAGGTTCATTTCTATCGCGCCAACGGTCATCCCGTCGACTGTGATCAGGCCGATTTGCAAGCATCACCTGTCGATGAAAGTCTTGCGATCCCAATCCCATTCCTTATTACCATTTTCAAATTGTCCAAAAATGATGCCGTAGGCCAACAGCTCTTGTTCGTCCAGGCAATGCGCCACGTCAAAAGGGACCCCGTTCTTCACCACCCAGGCGATAAGGCGGAAGAGGGGGTCCCCAATTAGTTTTTTGCTGCGTCGTAAGGATCACGTGTTTCGTCGTTGTTGCTCTCGTCGGTATCGATGCCCGACAAACGAGCGAACGCTTTTCCAGCCGCCGCCATCCCTTCCGTGTCCAGGCGATCGTATATGGCGTCGAGCTCGCCGCGATTGCGCGGAAACGGAATGTGGTGGACTATTCCGCTGTCATCGATGATGGAACACACGGCCGCCGCGATGATCAACGGCATGCGATGGGGTATGCGTACCTTCTCGCCTCTTTTGTCTGTCATCTCGTCATAGCCGGAAAGTTCCGCTGTCATCCCGGCTATCTTGGTTTGCTCGCTTGGCTTCAGTCGTCGGACTCCAACGACCCTGCCAAGTATATCAGACTCTTTTATTACTTCGTTGTAGCGAGCAATTTTGATTTCGCTTTCGGTGGCCATGATAACGATTCCTCTATATTGCTTTTTGATTTTTGGGTAACGATAACGAATCAGGCGATCTTGATCTTGTCCGACGCCATTCCGGTGAGCTTGAGTGTGACGACTTTTTCGCGACTGATGTCGCCGTGATCGGTCAGAAATACAACGAACTTCGTGTATTGGTAACGGCTGATTGTGCCGTCTGGATTGTTGATTGACTGGTTGAGAACGCCGGGTTGCAGAACGTTGCCGGCGTTGAAGTTGGTGCTGAGCGTCACCATCAGGTCTTCGAGAACGGAGCCGGTTCTCGTTATTGTGAAATCGATCTTGTAACCATCCGGGATGAACCCGAAGCGGGGAACCTTGTTGTAGGGTGACGACTTGATGTCGTGCTTCTGGGCGCTGATTGTGGCGCTTTGCACGTCGCCAAGATCAATCAGGGCGCTGGAAGTAGCGTCGAAATAGCTGAGGGTATAATCAGCTCCTACGTTCATACCATTAACGGACATGGCAATCTATCTCCTGTATGGTCGAGCTGTGGCTTATGCCGCGTTGGTGTTGATCGCCTGGGCAAACTGCGACGCAGACGGCGGCGAATTCTGTACTGTCACTGTGACGTTCCCGCCGCCCTGGAATTTGACGACGAAATATCGAATGACGTTCAGGTAGCGGACCTGCCAGAACAAGAACAGGTATCCCAGCGCCTGAAGGTTTGGCGGGTTGTTGTTCAGATCGCACTGTACAAGCCACGGGTAATCGATCATACCCTGTCCGTTGATGCCCAAACCGGACTCCGACGCGGCAAGCTGGGCAGAGAAACCATCGAACAGCGACTTGGCATTGGCGCGTGTCTGATCATTCGGCTGGATCGATTGCAGTTGCCCGATGAAACTCCCGGCTGCCTTGCTTTGGGCGGCCCTGATAAGGAAGTTTGTCATGCGGGTATACTCGACGCCGGCCGCAGCAGTATTGCTCGAGGCGTTGCGACCGGTGGCGAAGCTGAAGTAGAATCCACCGGGTGACGACAGCGGGCCAAGAATGACATCGATGCCGCCCGTGTTGATCAGGCTCAGCTCGGCGTCACTGTAGGTTTGCCCCAGCGATGTGCGCTGCGTCGAACTGACACCCTGCAACGGCTTGTTGAGGGGCGATTGCTGGGGCGACAGATTGCCGACGATACCGATACCGATGGCGCTGGGATTGATCAGACGCGTAACACCATTGAAGCTGTCGTAGAAACTCGGCCAATCTCCCAAGAGAAACCAGAACCAGGGAGTGTCAATGCCGGCATTGATCCGCGTGCCAAGTGCTCCGGCGATCGTGTCGCCTGACGGCGAAGCCTGAATTGCCATCATCGTTTCCGACAAGGCAAAGCTGGCAATGGCGGAGTAATCGGCGATCGTCGAAAGATCACACAATGTGAAACAATCGGCATTTGATCCGCGTAGGACATACATGCCCTTGCGCGGAACGACATCTTGCCCCATGAGTGTAGCATCCGTAACACCGGAAGCGCCGTCTGTTCCGCCCGACAGAATGACAGGCGTCGACAGAATTGGCGGCACCTGCGCTGCTCCGGCTGTGGCGATCACGAATTGGCTCGGCCCGTGGAAAGCGTTACCGTTGTTGATGACGCCGGCAGCGTTGACCCAGAAGTTATTCCAAGTACCCACGCCACCCGATAGCGTAGCGCCGCTTACTGTTATCACAGTAGATGATTTCACCAACGTCAAAGCATTGCCGGCTGAACCGGCAACAGCTCCGGTCGAATACGTCTGATTGGCCGCGATCGTAATCGTGTTCTGTCCAGCATTGATGCCGTATGAACCTTTGATTAGATTGGCGTCGGCGGAGCTGATAAGTAGCGACAAGAGATTTGCCAGAGTAACAGCCAACGACGACCCGATGTTGACTTGGTTGGCGGTAGCGCCTGACGCCACGAACGTAATCGCCGTGCCGAATATCGTAAGCGTATCTGACGGTGCCGGATTGGCGGAAAAAATGGCCGTACCGCTCGCTGCCGTAGGACCGGGAATATTGTTGAACTGCTCCGGGATCAAACCCGGGAAAGCGATGTTGATCATGAAGGTATTGGAAGCCGAGCCGTTCTGGACGCTGTATTGAATTTTGTTGCCCAGGATGCCGCTGTATTTGGCTGTCAGCGTCAACGCTGTTGCACCGGACGCCGCACCACCTGCAAGTGTCGCACCGGAAACAGTGACGTGTGTTGTTGAAGTTCCGTTTGTCAGGGTGTAGGCGTTGCCGGCAGTTCCGGCCAGAACCGACGTACACACGATCTGATTGCTGACAGTCGGCGATAGCGCGTAAGTCATCTTGCTGATATTCACATCAGCCGAAGACTGCAGGAACGTAAGCAGATTGGTGACTGTGGCCGCGAGATTCGGCCCGACCACGACACTTGTTCCCCAGGTGATAGTAGTGCCGTTCACTACAATCGTCTGGTTCGTCATGCCATTGTCGTTGATGGTGATGCTCCCGGAGGCGTTGGTGGCACCGGACTGAATTGCGGCCGTAGCGGCCACGTCGGTGCCATCGCTGACTCGAACGCACAGGAATCCGATCGCCCCGCCGACCTGACTTGCTGCAGCCACGTACGAAGAGATATCATAATTTCGAATAACGGGCGTGCCGAGCGACACGGCCGCGTCAACTGACTTGCTGACGGGGATGATTGAGTTCAGTGGTCCCCACGAGCCAACACCAACGAGACCTTCCAGATTCGTCGGCGTGCCGAGCAAAAACGGAGTAGGCAGGATGATGTCGCCGTATACGGCCGGAACTGACAGAGCCGCGAGATTTTGCTGACCGTCGAGAAAAACTGGCATGTTGTGTTATCTCCAAAGATGTGTTGGAACAAAAGCTTGTTTTACTTGGATTCCGCTTCTTTTTCTTCGGGCGGCTCCTCCAATAACGTATTGGGATTCGGTACAGCGACCCGAACAAAGTGGTGCTCGCGATCGCTAAGCAGCTTGGCCACTTCGACTTGATCAATTATCATCTGCCCCTTCTGGTAGTTGTGAAAAGGGCTAACACAAACGATGTGATATCTGCATTCCATTTTTCTTCTTCCTTCTCAGATGTTCGCTGGTACAACCAACGAGCTGTTGAAATTCGCGACCGATACGTCGACAGTCGTAACAACAAACCCCGGAAACTGTTGTAGTGTCGCGTATTCAATATCATAAACGAGATCACGCCTATAAATTGTGGTCATCTGCCTGTCGTCGATGATATTTGTTCTGTTATAAAGAATCAGAATCTGCGACGTGTCCGGCATCGAAACCTTGAAATTCGCCTTGATAGCGACATCAACAGCCGCCGCGATGATAGTCCGCGCCTCGTGCGTCGGAGACCATACCGTGATCATCACAGCTTGCCGTTGACGATGGGTAACCTTCCCAAGAACACCTTGGCCGCCTTGACGAACAACCAGCGTCCTGCCATAGGGAATTGTAAGTGTCGAAGCTGTCGACGAAACACCTGTGTACTTCGTCGCAAAGAATGTAGCCAGCTCCGATATGATGACGGCAGCCGATACTCCAGTTGCGGAAAAAGCGTAGTTATCAGCAACAACAGTAAGATACTCTCCGGCGTTGGGTGTACCGCTAACATTGATAACGCCACCCACAATCGAAACAACGAGACCGAAAGCCGGATAGGAAATAACCTTGACGTTATCTTGAATCTGATACGAAGCCAGTGTCGTTCCCAACATCGGAAACACGCTGACATTTGCCAGCGGACCTTTGCCGCGCGTTGTGGGAACGTCGTTTACCAAAGTCTTTCCTGCCATATCCAAATCAAATTGATCTGGCATCGGCCAACCTTCGAAAACACGAACGTCCATGGTGGCCACGGAAGGCTGCGAAGTGCCGTTCGGATACACCGCCGCCACTATGGCTGTCGTCAAATATGCTGTTACGTCACTGATGTCTGCCATATTCCTGCTACTTCGGCGCGCAAGTGATTTGCACAGTCTCGACTTCCGTACAGCTCAAAGTGGTCGTGATAGTGTTGACGATAGTGTACGTCACATTCAACACGGCACCCGATATGGTTACGGAAGTTGCGCTGGCCGTGTTTGCCTTATTCGTTAAAGTCAACCCAGGAGGAACCGACGCCGACCACACAGACGTGACTATGGTATCGGTACCGAGTCGTGGTGCCCAGTTGATGCCGTAAGGAAGAACTTCTGTAGGCGCTATGCAAGGCCATACGATCATACTGGAGTCTCCGGCGTGTTATTATTGCTCTCCGTAGCAATAAGTCGACTGGCATCGACGGGAACCGAAACCGTGTTACTGGATGCTGAAACAGAAACAATATTCGAAACACCACTTACTAAAACGACATTAGCAGCCGCCGACGTATCGACAACTTGACCGGCGCTTACAGGAACAGGTGTCGCATTGCCCACAGCAGGAACATCTACAATCCGGCTGGAATCTGCTGCTACCGACACAACACGAATTTCAGACAGTACATCGACATAGAAAACTTTCAGCCTGCTTAGAACAGACGACACAAACGACGCCACACCTATGAATAGCAATTTTCCTACAGTTTTATTCGCTGCAATAGTAGACGTAGTGAACACAGACAAAAGCAATCCGTGTATTTTTCCTGTCGTAAGAATAACGGAGCTTCCTGTTGTCATACTCAGCAACAGGAATTTTAGTTTCGCAGCAAGAACTGTCAACGAACTGCTGGTGGATACCGCCACCCGCTTTCCGATTGAGCGCACCACAGACACCACAGACGCTGTTGATACAGCAAAGGCCTTGGCTATCAATCGGGTAAAAGAAACGCTCGAACCAGTCAGGACCACCAACAGCTTTGACACGTTTCTTGTCGAGCTAACAGAAGACGACGTGCCAGCCACAAACACTTTGGCAATCAATCGTGATACAACAACAACTGAAAATGTGGCTACAGGAAAAATACGATTAACCGCACGTCCAACTGTCGCTGCCGATGATGTCGCTACCGTCAATGTTCGCAAAAAAGCTTTTACGACGACAACCGCCACAGAGCCGAAGGTCGTGACAGCTAGAATTTTCCCGACAGCGGCAACACGGCCCGCAGCGCTGCTAGTGGAAACTGCCAGTAGCTTACTTGCCAGCTTGGTTGAAACCGCCGCAGAAGACGTAACCACTGCCAACTGCTTGGCTGCAGAGCGAACTATCGCAACACTGGACGCTGTTCCAATCAGCAAAGTAACGAGACGTATCTTGCTCGCCAAAACCGACACGGCGCTGCTTGTCACGGCAGATAGAGCTAACGCCCATTTCTTGTTAGCGGCACTGCCGACAGCGCTTATCGTCGCCGCCGCCAGATTCTTTCCGATCGACCGGGCTACCAAGGGCAGGGATGATGTCGCCACGCCCAGGATTTTTTGAACCGACAACGTTCTGGCGACCGTTGAAGTAGTCGTGAACGAAACAACTACGCCTCTTATAAGGCGTGTGATGATCGATGTGGCGCTACTTGTGGACGCCGACAGAATCTTGCTAACAGCCTTGATAGCTGTAATACTCGAGCTCGTTCCAACAACCAGAGCTTTGGCAATTGATACGATCCGTACAGGGTTCGAACTTGTGCTTACCGACAAGAGCTTTGCCGCGACGCGGAGCAATGTTACTGCCGAAGTAGTCGCTACAGCCAAAGTGCGTTGAAACACTTTGAGAACTGATACCGAAGAGCTCGTGGCTACTGTGTACACACGTATAAAATTGATGACCAGAGCGGCCGGCAACGTTCCCGTGAACGTGCCGGGGAGAAAGACAGTTCCGGATGCCGTGCCGGAATAACCTGTAAAGTCCAGTGACCCAAGATAACTCGGATTGACGATGCTTAGCGTACCACTGCCGGCACTTCTTTTAAACGTGGTGGTCGCCAGAAAGTCTTCCGAGCCTAATCCGAAGCTGTAGCTCGGATTCCCTTTCCACGTTTGGGCTGTCGCCGACGAATCGTTGAAGTTGACTGTCGTTGGCCAAGCAGCGGTTAAACCGCTCGATATCGACGTGTCCCAGGTTGTGCCCGTGCCGTTGATTGTCCAGGTCGCCCCAGGATTGATAACCGCCCGTGTCGCAAACCCACTGGAAGCAAAACTATTGGCTGTGATAGCCACACTACGAAGGTCTAAAGTTCCGCTATTGAGTATCAATTGGCTGAATGTACTGGCAGCCTGCAATTGAACAGTGGCTAACGTACTGGCTTGGATAGTCAAACCATAAGAGGCCGTGGTGTTTCCCGGGGTAAAGTTCGCCGTATTGCTGCCAGGTGGAGACATAACAAGCGCTACACCAGAAGTTAAACCAACACTCCCTAGCCAATTCCCGGTTACAGTCGCGCTTCCTATAAGAGTGGTGAGGCTGGTAGCGGCCGATACATTTATGTTACCAAAATTCCCGCTAAGAGTGAGCGAACCGCTTCCCGCCGTTCTTCTATGCGCCGTGATTCCCGGATTAAAATCAGAAGCGGTACCGGTTGTTCCATTCCCTGCCCACGCGCACGCTGTAGCACTTGAATTAGTATGGTCTATGAAGTTCGGCCAAGTCGCAGTCAGGCCGGTATTTAAACTTGTATTCCATACTGTACCGGTTCCGGTGAGAGCCCAATTGGAACCAGGATTCAAAATAGATCGAACGGACGATCCGCTATTGGAAACAAACGAATTCATAGTCAGCGATTTGGAATTGATATCCAGCGTTCCCAGATCGATCTGCAAACCAGCCGCTCCGGTGCCAGTCAACGTATCCTGCAACGTCCATTGCCCCCCGGAGCCGTTGAAATAGTAAGAGGGTGTCGTGGCGCCAGCCGTGGTGATTGTACCAACCCCGGAAGTCGCCGTAAAAATGAGTGTCCCGCCAAACGTAATCGTTCCGCTCAGGACAAGCGAAACATTCGAACCGTTGCGTCCGGCAATCGTCAGATTACCGCTACCAGCGAGAATCCCGGCTGCTCCTGTCATCACCAGCGATCGACATGACCCGGTGCTGCCAATTGTGCAAGGAGCAGTCGACGCCGCGTTAAATACAGCGTCGTCTCCGGTTGTAGGGGGTCCTAGATTGTAAGGACCTGCACCGGGTGAGACAGACCAGCTTGCTGTATTCCAGTCGTTCGAAACAGTACCCCAATAATACGTTGCCGGACTGGCGGGATTCTGGGGAACAGGTGTCGGGGCAGGAACAAGGGCTGCCTGACGCTTACGAAAGAATGGTTTTAGTTTGTTTGCCACATCAATTCAAAGACTCAAACAGGACATCGTGAACCTGCATCGTCTCGGCTGTCGAGCCAGATCGCAGAAATTGAGGAACAAGAAGACTCGCGGCCGTCAAGTCCACCGTAACAGCGGCGGGAGCGGTCGCGGGAATCATGATAGGATCAAGTGTGCTGGCGACTACGGCATTATTGAACTGCATAACTCCTGTTACAAGGAGAGAACCTGTAGCTCCCAAAGCGCGACAACGCGCAATTATGTTCACCGTCCAGGAAATGTTCGTCTGGCTCGCGGTTAACGCAAACGTGCCGCTAGACCCGATGATGGTTCCCGTGGCATCAAGGCCACTGCCCCAATACAGGTTGAATTGACCGTTGCCCGGCGTCGCCGCCGTGGTGATCCTGCCGAACAAGGTGATTCGCATCGCCTTGCCAATATAATTGAAGTAATTGGACCCAAGGGCAGGGATGTTGGCGACCGGTATCAGAGCCTTGTTCGTCGTCGCCAAAGTGACAGCCGCCACATCAGCACTGATGTGCGGTGCTCTCGTATCAACATAGAATTGACCGTCCATCGTAACAACCCTTCAGGTATACGTCACTTTGATCGTGAATCCGATCGAATCGCTTGTGGCTAGTGCGATCGATCCGAAATCAACGTACACATCCATGTTTCCACCTGTAGGAGGCGACCCGGTTCCCACAGCGTCAAAAGCACCAACTTCGGTAATGGTTCGAGAACCTGCCGCTACTATCGTGGCCACGAATTGCAAAGTATCGTTGGTAACATTGACAGTCTGCTGTGTCATGGTCGCGGAGCTCCGCGCCTCTGTTGTCGATGTCGTCGTAACGACGTTCGCAGACTTGATAGCGCCGCTGCCCGTTCCCCACTGTAACCACCATGTTGCGGCTGCCAGCAAAGAAGTCATTCTCGCCAAGCCGGCGTCTTGTGTTCGTGCAGTCATGACCGAATTCTCCGCAACATTTGTTTGAAGGCGATAACGACATTCTTCGCAGCGTTTTTGAGCGGGTTGCGATGATACTCCGCTATAATCCCGAGTTTTTCCACACGGCCATCAGCGCGTGTAATCACGGCTTCGCAGGTAGCATGCTTCACTTTGCTGGAAACGAAAAAAGCCATATCTATGCCTCTAATCTCACTGTCGAAAGTTGATAACCTGATGCTGTCCAGAAATTGGCACCGACTTCGTAGCGGTAGCCTTCGTCATCTATGAGAATATCCCGATCACGAATGCTGTACTGCACGATTCCTGTCGAAACCGGTATAAAGATGGTCCACACGGTTTTACTGACAGCATCGCCCGGGAGATCACCGCTCTTCGTTGTGCGTCCGACTGCCCCGACTTGGATCGAGGCGGCAAGTCCCGTTAGCAGCACCATCTCTCCTTCAGGTCCGCTGCCTTGTTCGGCTCCTGAATAACCGACGTTGCCGATAGCGTCACCCGCCCCGGCCACGGTGTTGATGCGGCTCACCGATACGACGCGCGGATATAATCCCTGCGTGGAATTCCATGGATTGGTGTTGATGGTAGTCATCCACGGGACGGAATTCATGGGTTGGGCATCCCGGTGCCTGCAAACACTTCAATAGTTTCGTGTCCGCTAGATGGCTCGGGCAAATAATTATCGGTCATTCCCAACGCGAACTGCGGTTGTACTCTGTCGTTATTGAAATCCTGAAGTTGCTTGTCGGATACCGAAATTCCTCCGGCGTAAGGCAACGCCGCCCCGCTAAGAACTGCTTTGTTTTCGAAGCGTAGCGCGGCCGCAGCGTAGGCTTTCGACATCTGGGAATATGCCGTTTTGGACGTGCCGGCTTGCTGATCTACCGAGCGGGCATACTTGTTCGCCAACGATCGACAACACTCGGCGGCTGCTCCGTAAACAGTGCCTCTTGTGCTGGCGAGGTAAGATATCTCTTCGTCCTGCATCTGCTGATCGGTCGACACTACGTCGCCAATCAGCAGCCGCACGATGTCTTTCGCAGAGCCTTGGAGCAGAAGACTCGCATTGTAGCTCCACGTCATGACATTCAGGCTCCCAAGCCAGCAGGTACGAGACCGGGAATTTCAACATCGACGCGCAACGTCGTCAGTCCAGTGTATGTTCCGGCGACGATATATTTTGCTCTCCACCACATACCGAATACTCCAAACACGGTAGTATTCACCGTTGAAGTTCCATCTGTGGTGGCAATTGGGGCTGCCGGAGAAGCAAGCATGGTGGCGGAAACCGTGGCTGCGAACGGGCGGGCATCGCTGGCCAAGAGATTCTGCGCCCAATGAACGACATCCGCCCAGGTCCCCCCGCCGTCCAGTGATGTCTGAAGAAACGTATCGACAGACGTTCCCCCGGCGCCGTAAGTGAAAAATTTCTGCGAGCCCAGGACAATAGGCGTATGCGATACGGGTCCTGTGCGTATTTGAAACGGAGAGCCGTTAAAAGTTCCGGCTGCCCCGATCGTGGCGTTCAAAATCATCATGGCACAAACTCCTTACGGCGCGTATTCGATTTCCAAAATCGCAGCGCCGACGGCGGAGTTGCCACCGGACTGAGTGATACGAGCGGAGAAGTTCCATCCTGACGCCAACGCTGGCGCAGAGGACAGGTTTGCCGCCCCGGGAGCCGCCCCGAGGAGCGTCAATTGGACGATGCCCACAGCCTTAACCGATGTCTGCGCCACGTAATCCTGCCCGCCGTCTGTGGCACCGATCGATACTTTGGCGTCTGTAACGGCACCGTAGGCTGTCGTGGTATAGACGGCGGCTGACAGGACCGTGGCGCCGGGTGGAAGTGCGATGTGATAATCAGTCGTCGCCACGGCTGTGACAGGAAGCGGTATACGAGCTATGAGTTGCATCGAACCGGATATTCCGCTGGCCGCGTCATACACCTGCCCTTTTGTAACCCAGAGCTGCGCCGCGGCAATCTTGCCTTTGAATCTCTGCATAAAACCTGACGCCATAGGAAGTCTCCTTTGTTTTTGATTCTAAGGGGGCAACGTTTTAACGCTTGATCAGTTCTTCCGCTTGCTCGCGCGTCAGCGGCTTGTCGTTGATCGTCCTGCCTTCGATAACGTTGAACTTGTCTTTCCCGATTCCGACGATAAACAGATCGCCGGGCGGCTGCGCAGGAGCCTTTGGGTAGATATTGATATAATTGGCGTCGATCAGAGCTCGACGATTCGCCTTGGCAATCGCCATGACTTCCGCGGCTTCGAGAACGTCACCTGCGCGGAGGCGCCTTTCCCCGAACGTAAATGTTCTCCGCACTCTTGCCCCACCGATTTCCGAATCTGCAATATCCAACATGGTCAATCTCCAATCTCACTTGGTAACAGTTCGTTGCAACTCGTCGAGGAAGCGGCTCAGTGCCACCTCGCGACCTCTACCGGGATGATAGGCAGCGAGCAACATGCTGCCGGAAGCCAAAGCAAGGGCATCCATAAATTCACGCACCGAATGACCCTCGCCAAACGCGGCGATGCGCGCTGCCATTGTTTTCACGTTGGCAACGCGATTATTTGCTCTGTCTTCCGTCAACGACATGCTCGATGCTCCCTTACTGCACAATGCCAGCAAAACGAATGCCGAGGTCTTTGCCGACGACCTGCATGTCGAAAGCCATTTCGCCTTCGGTGCGCACGGTCTCCAGTCCAAGCCACGGCATCGGGATTTGTGCAATACGAACGCCGATGGTGTTGAGTCCGGTCAAACCGGACCACGCGAACACATAGCCGGCTGTTGGAATCATCAATCCAGGCGACGGGGCGCTGTGACACAGCAGCGCATCCTTGCTGGCGATGAAGCTGTACGTGCCGACTGAACCGGTTATCGTCGTCGACTCCGGAGCGGAATTGTAGACCGCCTTGGATACGATGACCCGCTCGACATCGAAGGCCGAAGCCAGCAGCTCCGGGGTGATCTTGGAGGCGTCCGCACGTGTCGTGTACTTGATGCGATCGACGACGAGCGGATGCTTGCGGAGACCCTGATACACCGGGAAAGCCTTCAGCAACGTGTTGGCCTCGAATCCGGTATTCTGCAGAATCGTGGTCTGCGCATTGGCAATGTCCGTGAACGGATCACCATTGGCATCGTCATTCCAGTACGCCGGAGTCGTGCCCCCCGGTGTGCCGCCGGCAGTGCCGACGTAATCCGCCGACCACACGCTGTTGACCATGTATTGCTGCATGAAGAAGCGATCTCGGCGAATGAGAAGCTTCTGCATGACGAACTTGGTGGTCGCCACGTCCATATTGACAGCCGGATCGGCGTTGCGTCGCGTCTGCCCGCCGAGGTCTTTATGGTACGCCCAGACATCGGCGCTGTAGGTGTTGTTCGGATTCAGATTGAACCCACCGCCCGCCGATTCGACCGCATCAGCCCGACGCTGCGCTTCGTCCCGATAGAAGTCGTCTTTCGAGAAGACGAAGTATTTGTCGGATTGAAATTCGACCGGCACGAGGGGAAACACCTGTTCGGCCACGTAGTTCTTTTCGTCCTGAATATAGGCGGTGGCGATTTGCGTCAGCGCCGCCTGTACGTGGACCTGCAAAACGGTTGGTTGCGGCATTTTTCTTTCCTTTCAATGCCTATTTGGAAAAAACAGCAGGTAGAATAACGGCGCTGTTACGTCACGACCTTGTAATTCGGGTTGTAGATCAGGCCAGTGAAAATGCCGTTGGCAGCCGCGATGGTCTCGATTGCCATACCAACCTTGAAATTGCCCGCGCCGGCAACCCAGGTAATGAAACGCCCGGAGGCGTCCATCATCAATTCCGCCCCGGCGGTGATCGACGCCCCAGCCACCATCTTGGTGATTCCGAGGAGACCGATGTCGGCGGCGTCATTCAGTGCGAGTGGTGTGTTCTGCAACACACCATAGATTTGGCCGCCCGGGGAAGTCTGAATCGAGATAGTACGGCTTGCTGAAATCACGACGCCGAGGAACTGCCCGGACCCGCCCGGACCCGCCAACGGAACAGCCGGATTGTAGTAGTTCGCCGCCGCAATCATTTGCGTGCCGTCGTGGAGAAGTGGAGTGTCGATTGCCATTAGATTGGCTCCCTTTCAGTTGTTGGTAATAAAAAACAACGCAGATCGCTACGCAACCTGCGGACGATTCTCGGTGCGCTCCCGCTTGACGATCTCGGCATTCGCCGGGTCCTCGTAGACCTTGGCAAACGCCTTGGCAAACGTGCCCAGTGCCGGTTCCGCCGCCAATCGCTTCTTGGCCAGCTCATTCAGCTCATCCTGGGCAGTCGTGCCACCGAGGCTATCGCCGATTCTGGAACCGAACTCCTTGAACAACCCGCCCGCCTTGGCTTGCGCCGTCGCAGACTTGAGATAGCCCTCGAGTTTTTCGATCGCCGCCAGATCGCCCTTGCGGACCTTGGCCAGCGTCTCGGCTTCGGACTCGGCCAAACCAAGCTCGGTTGCCCGCTTGGTGAGAACGGCCATGCTGCCGCCGGATTCCAGGTCTTCGATGCGCTTGGCCATTGCCTTGTTTTGATCGAGAATCTGCTGAATCTCGGGGGGCAAAGCCGGCGCCGCGGCCTTGAGAATATCGGCGCGCTGGGCGTGCGTAGCCTCGCGGAAGGCCTTCTTGCGCTTCTTGCCGGCCTTGTCGTCAGCGGTCAGCTTCGGGTCCGAATCGTCTTCTTCCTCGTCGTACTCGCTGGCCTTGTTGTAGTAGTCCAGCTCGGCGGCAGTGAATTCGGCCTTGGCGACACGCAGTTCCCGCTGCATCTTCTTCATCTCGACAACGGCATCGGCAGCCGCCTTATTGATCGCGACGCTCTTGCCGATCGCCGTGGTAACTTCCGCTTCGGTCGCCGTTTCGGGCAGGCCGAATGCCTTGGCCAGTGCTTTGAGGTCCATCTCGGACTCCCCTGTCTTTACGACTGTTGAACCCACAGTCAGGGTCGATTTCAGATGGTCGCCGAACTGCTCGAACGTCTTGGACAGTGCTGCGGCCTTCGCAGTATCTTCCACATTGTCATCGGACAATATCGAAGTAACGGACTCAGCCAGTCCATGAACTGACTTGTCGATGATAACGGTGTTATCCTCGCCGCCACCAAAGATTTTCGAAAACATGCTGCCGAATTTGTTCGCCACGTTGCCATTCCTTTTCATCAACATGATCTTGACACCTTCCCCGGCGCCGCGATCCACACTGGAAACCTCGTCAATACGAAGTCGCGTCAACAGCTTGGCCATTTTTATTCCTCAATCAATTCGAGCTCACACATACAGTTTGGATGTACCGGAGGGGCAAAATCTCCACTACTGTATTCTCTGCCAAGTGTAAGAACTTCTCCGCCGTTCTCTTCGCATATCGGGCACGGATTCGGTCCAAGTAACCAAATCTTCCTGACACGTTTCTTGTGATTCTTCCTGGCAAGTCGATTGTACTCGTAACCGGCGCGTAACATCGCCAAATTCTGCGCCCTGCTAATTTCCGTTCGCGCAATCATTTCCGCGCGATCCGGAGTAAACAATTTGCTGGCCGTAAGAGCGTCGGACAACTTGCCTACATTCCAATTATTTTCCAGAGCTTCAGTCACCAATCGAGTGGCAACCTCGTTGGTGGTCGCGTTGATATTCCATTCTGCGTTTTGATTGACCACAAGCTTCCCGGATTTATCGTACATGCGCCCGACCAACTCAGCTGCTCTGCCCTTTCCGTATTTCTTTGCCCAGAAGTCGACATTCTCGGACAACGTATTATGCATTGCGCGCAATCTGGCTTGCTCTTCCGGACGCAGCAAACCCTTTGGATTTCCAACCATCGATTCGGCTGCCTTGGAACCGGTTCGTTGTGCCGCTCGCGTCAGAGTTTCCACCAAGCGATTTGTAGCATTCTGCAATACAATGTCGTCTTGATCGACTACACGAACAATACGGTCGACCTTGTTGTCGCTGGCCTTGACCATGCTATTACTGGAATATTCGTGTAACAGCTTGTGTTGTTGGTGAGCCAACATTCTAGACAGAACGTGGTGCGCGGTGCTAGCCGCGCCTGACTCAAAAGGGTGGCGCGACCAACGACGCCCCCCTCCCTTCTTCTCGACTAGATCGACGGGAACAGCGGCACCGCCGATGCTAAACTCGGGACGCTCTCCGCGCTTGTGGGCATCCCATAGCTCGGGATTGTCGACTTTGAAGCCAACCCACCAACCGACTTGACCGAGGTCGATACCGAGAGCTTCTTGCTTTTCCTTGGTGAACACCATGGACTCGACCATCTTGGCCATATACGTGGCGTTGTGCATATCGCCGTGGGTCCGCGATTCCATGACGTACACGTAAGCTGCGTTCTCCAGATCATCCACGGCGATCACGTCGCCCTGCTTGTCGATAATGGCCACACCGTCTTTCTCGACGACACTTGCCCAGCCGAATATCAACTGCTTGTCTGGTTCGGCCTTCTTGATGTCCAGGGGGATCGACCACGCTTTGCTGCCGTGTACGATGTCCGGCGGGTCCTCTTCGTCGAGCGCGTAGGAATCCGGGTCCTTTGTCGACACGGCTTGAGTAGCCCGTGACATGGTAGTATTCGCTTCGCGCCGTTTTCGATCCCGCGTAGCGTTGCCGATGGCCGTGACTGAATGCACGGACTTCACCCCGGCGTCTTTTATGCATTCGCAAAAGAATTTCATCGGTGGCTTTCTAAACTGTTTAGTTGTGGCAGGGGTTTTGCCCAGCCACAACCTCACAAAGGAAAGTTCTCAGGAGCCGGCAGACGCTTTCTCCGCGGCTTTCTCGGCTTTGGTTTTCCTGGGAGCCGCAACCGGCGCCCCGCCCGCTTCCGCGACGCTCTCGCTTTCGTCGTCGTTGTCGTCGTCATCGTCGACATAGCCTTCCGGCATGACGGCATCAGCCTCGGCGACCGGCTCGAGCGGTGGTACAACGGTCATTGCGTGGCCGGAGACCGGATCGAGGTGCGGGTGATTGGTCGAGTCGTCGATAGCCACCCGGCGCACGTTCCGCATCTTCTGCCGGCCGGTATTGGCATCGATCACAGGGGCGCCGTTGACATCCGTAACGGGGTCGCCCGCGAGGCGAACGAGCTTGCCGGCGATGGCATTGTGAAAAAGCTCGGCGTCTTTCTCGTTATCGAGCACGACAGTAACCGCCCAATTGCCATCGTCGACCGGCTCCGTGGACACGGAAAGGAAATCGATGACCTGAATGTGCGTATAGGGCGGCTCCCAGGTTCGCGCCTTCGGGCTCGACGGCACGACGCCGACGTAAGGATCGACCGGCGCGGCGGTCATGATGTGGGGAACACTGTGTCGCTTCTTCTTGGCGTCGTCAGTCATGTTTTGGAACTCCTGTTTCAGTGATGTGATAACCCAGCAAAATCAAGCAATACACTGGCAAGAAACGATACTGCATGCCAGTCGCCGTATACGAAACCGCCACAGAATCCGACAGCAGTTCCGCCCACTAATATAACAAACGATCTCATTTCTACCCCCCGATAACGGCGTTGAGGATGGCGTGTGCCCCCGGCTGTGTCGTGACTGCCGATCCGTTGACATATGATACGATGCCATCCAGCACGGTTTTGATCTGGGTAATCTGAAGCGTGCTTACAGGACGCGTCAGCGTCTGATACACCTGCGGATTGATCGGGTTGGTTTGAATCGGAGAGCTATCGCCGATGGTGGCCAACGATCCATCAAGCTGTATGCTAACAGTGTGCAGCTGAGCCAACGTATTCACAACGTTGTCGTCAGTCCATTGCAACGCCAGCTCCGTGAGTTGGTCGTGCATCGTCATCAATTGTTCCGCCAACGCCAAGTAGCTGTTGGCGACATAGATCGCCTGCGATTGCGGAGACTGTGTGGCGGCTGGATTCATCATCGGATTTTGCTCTTTCAGTTGACAACTATAACTTCACATACTCTCCATTGATCGTAAATCCCTCGGGACCACCGCCCATCACAGTCCCGCCAAGAAATTCCCTCGTCGCCGCGATAAACTCCTTGTCGTTCGGATCGAACGGCTTGATCAACGGCGCCTTGGGCGCAACGTAGAGATCAACCTTTGGCGGCGGTATCGGTGGGAGGCCGCGAGCCACACGTAGGCGGTTGTGGGTTGCGCGAAAGACGGGAGACAGGTAGGGCCATTTCGCTTCTTCATAAGACAGGCGAGTGTCACCACTCTGCGTCTGATCTGCCGCCCCCTGTTCCATCTTCTGAACACGTTCGACCAGCATCGGAATTTCATTGACTTGCCGACGTTTGCGACGATTGTGCCTGCTACTCATGGTAACGTTCCTTTGCTTTGTGGCTGTAATTGATGCCCCGGTAACAAGATAGAAGCTGCGATCTGCCTGTTGATGTCGTTTATTTGTTGCTGTTCAGATTCGAAACGCTTGTCAATAGATGCCGATAACACATCGACTTCTTTTGATTCCACAGGGGTATGTGCCTGATGTGCTATCAATTCCCGTTGACCCAGTTCCAACGCTGTCAAATGATCCCGAAATTCGTTATTCACAAGCGTTTGTTCGTGCTGGTAAGCGGTGTGTTCGCGTATAGTTAAAAAGGAATTTCGAATAGCTTCTATATCACGCCGATTCTGCTCAATCTGTTTTCTCAAGTCATCGTCTTCATTTCTACCTAACTCACGTTGAAATGCTAATTCAGACGCTATTATTTTATAACCACCACCTGCCATGACACAAAAAACGGCTATCGTCGCAACAATATTTGTCCAAGTCAATTGCGGGGCAGACGATACCGACATTCAGATCACTTCCCTCCAGACAACAGGTGTGCTTTCTCCTGCTGCAATTCCTGGTTCTTGGTAATAGTTGCCGTGATGGAGTCAGATATTGAATTCAACCGCTCCGTCAAAATCGACTGTATTTCCGGCTTCTGCTCGACTGTAGCTTCTATTTTACGATCGAACTGCTCCCGCCTTAACAATTCCAGCTCCAAACGATTAGTCTGTAATGAGTTATCAATCAGCCTTGACTTCAACTGATCATTCTGCGCCAGCACCCATTGACGCGTGGCAGGCAATGGGCCGTCCAGCGCTATATAACCTGTTACAACTGCTATAACCGCCGCTGCCGTAGAACAAACCATTTTTATTTTCTCCGCAGATGGTAACGGAACCTCCACCATTTTCATTCCCCAGCGTTGCCTTTACTGCGCGACATCGCTCCTCTTGTTTTTTCTTATCTGTCTCGCCATTGCGCGAAACATCATTTTTTTCAAACTATCATTTGTCAACTTGCCCTGAACTATGGATACCGGGTTAGATTTGTCATCGATCTCCGGCAACCCACTGGCATCACGCAAATACGCTTCTAACTCTTCGTCAGGAAACAACGGCATGCCAGACGTAGCCATGTTGCTGATAAAGGCGCCGAGGCCGTCAAGGTCCAGGCGCTGCGGCATGTCGGGCCGATACTGTGGCATCGTATCTAGGTCAAGTCCGTTCAATTCCCACACGCGCGGCAACGCATATCGATTAAGAACCGAACTGATGCTGTCCAGCCATCCCTCAATCGCCGAATAGAACATATCCACTTTCATCGTGCCCAGGTTGTTGGTGCCGCGAACCTCGTGACCCATCTGGATGAAATCGCACAACGTCGTCATGAGCATATCGATCTTGTGACGCGTGATCGTCTTGTCAACATCGACACCGCTTCGACCGTGTTGCGGCGTCAACAATTCAAACTGATACATCTTGATAGCCGACGGTTTGCCTTCGGCATCCACGTAAGTATTGCTTGGCAGCACAGCTCCCATTTGCTCGTCGACGCGGGCGTTTGTGACGATGTTCTTGTATGCCCGCAGGGCGATGCTTGCCGCCGGATCGCCGGCTGCTGCCTTCTCCATCAACTCACTCGGCACGTACATGACCGGAAATCCAGCCATACGCTCGAACAGGATCGACTCGAGCTCCTCGAGACGCTTGACGAAATAGTATGACCTGTATGCCGTGCGCAGGATCGATCGCCCCTCGGGGTTATTCTTGTGCAGCGTAGGACGGAACAACAACATTTTTTCGATCGGGATATCGAGCAGTGTTCCAACCCACGGCTGTTGCGTCAGACCGCGTATTTGCCCATTCGGGTCGAAGAACCATTTCAGAATGGTGTCTTGTCCACGAATCGGCAGGCGCCGCCAGCCTATCCTTCCGTCTGTGTATTCGCTTGCCGGCTGCGTATCTTCTTTGCTTGGTCCGGAGTTGTCGTCGGACCTGGGCGGCGATCTGCCCAGGCGTTTCTTGTAAACGATTTCGTGCGCCGAAAATCCATACCCCAACATGGAGAGAGCTTCCGACACGAAGTCCTCCCAGGTATGCGACATATCAAGACGAAGCGAATCGGCAAACTCTACTTCTTTCTGGACGCTCTGCCCTTTCTTGGCAGCATTGTCAGTCGGAGATTCGACGCGCCACTCCACCTTGCGCATGGATTGTGTTATGGCAAATATCATCGAGCCTACCGTGCTCGAGTTGTCGAGCATTTCGCGGTAGACAGTAACAGCCTGTCGCCCGACAAGCTGCGGAAGGAATTCTTCCCGCACCCAACCAGAATATTGACGCAGACCATAAGAACCGTAGTCCTTAAAGTTCATGCCGTAATTCAGTTGTGGAGCGCCCCAGCCTCCGGACCCGTCCGTAAACGGGTCCTTAGCCTTGATGATCGGGATTGGATCAGCAGCCATTACGCTTTAGTTCCTATTCTGCCGCTACCTGATTTGGTCGAGCCATGACCGTAATAAGCTCCTTGACCTTCGCAATCACGCTGGCCCAATCTCCCGATACAGGCTGCCGATACTGGCGCAGAGATGGGTACCACGGCGACGCCAGACGATCATCGAACCACCGCCAGCAGTTATCCCTGGGTGTCATCAGGATTGTGTTGGCGCCGATAGCCCCTGCCAGATGGGCGACGCTGGTATCGACAGTTACAACCAGATCAAGCGACGATATCAAACAAGCCGTGTCGTAGAAATCATGAATCTCATAGTCTTCCATCGGGAACGGCTTCTCCGCCGGCGACGGCACTTGAAGGTTGAACCAACGGACGTTCTCGATATCCGCCAGCGGCTGGAGAAAACGCAAGGCTATGCTTTTGCGTTCAGCGATGTCCTGCAACTCCGGCTGATTCGGTCGCGTACCAGCAGACCAACAAATGCCGACATTGTATGACCTCTTGCCGACCTGTATAGCCGGCTTGCCGCTGTCCCGCACGCGAAGATACGATTCGGAAGGTATATCGTCGATCGTGTGCGTACCGGCGTAGATTGGCGCCGACATCATCGGCAGGTAATGCGTTGCATCACTGGGCAGCGGATCGCCGTACAACACGACACCATCGATGCCTTCCATAGTGCGAGCCAACTGGAGCAGCGGCTTCTTCACTTCGACATATACCTGCATGTTCGGATAGAGTTGTTTCAGTATCGGTCCATAACGCAGGAACTGTATCGTATCGCCGTAACCCTGTTCGGCGCACAGAATAAGTCCCTTGATATCATGACCACGCCACTTCGGTAGTGGAATCTGTCTGTGGTTGCTATTGAGTACTTTGAAACGATACTCGTATTCCAGCCATCCATCCTCGAGCTCGCCCACGGCAAGAAGCGCGGCAGCCAACGCCATATGATAAGTCGGATTTCCTGGATGCTTATGCGTAGCCATACGATGATAAGTAACAGCATCCTCCATCCGATTAAGCAGCTTTGCTACGTAGCCTCTGTTGTGCCACGCCGAAGACAAATCGGGGTTATGCAGCAGAGACTCTTCGTAACTCACCATCGCATCGGCAAACAAACCCAACGCCGACAGGCACACACCACGAGTATTGTGATAGATCGCGTTATAGGGATTTATCTCAATAGCTTTGTCACAACACAGGATGGCGTCGAATGGATCACGAAGCGCGTTCAAAATCATGGCTCGGTTATGCCATGCTTCATCGTATTCCGGATCGAGAACCAGCGCCCATTGCAACTGCCTTGCCGCTTCAATGTAGTCTCCGCGATAAAATAAATTGACAGCAGATTCGTTGAAAGTAGTGGCATCGGGCGTGGTAGATGACTTGACAACATTTAATGCAACATTCAACATGATCGTTTCCTCTCTTCCGATGTTAACGAACGCTTTTTGCGTCGATTGTCGTTTACGGATTGTTGACGATACGAACATCCAGCGGCACGTTTGCTTTCGCCCGCTCGCGCAGTCTGCCCAACGCAGCTTCGGCCTGCTTGGTCGGAGTCTTGGTGGCACCGAGCCAATCGAGAACTACGAGGATGTCATCGAGTGCCGACTGGGCGGTTTGGAGTTGGAAGTGCCTGATGGCAGCTTCTGCCTCCGATGTATCAACGTGCAGCTTCACTTCAACGTCGTTCGTGGCCATGTCGCAGCTCCTCTTGTTGTGACGTCAACGCCCAGACAAACGCCATGACCCAGCCGAAAAATGTCCATCCGAGCAGCAGGTTCAAGGCTGCGATCGCCCGCCAATTGCGATGATAGCGCAGATATGCAATCAGCGCCGGGAGCATGTAACTCAAAAACATCATGCAGCCGACGAAGGCACCGTCGATGAAGGCGTCTATATGAGTATCGGTCATGACATTTCTCCTGGCATGAAGCAGCGAATATAGATTGTGACAGGATCATCGCCATTGCGATAATAGACGGGCCAGACCATCGTATGCCCCGATCGATTTGGCTCCGTGATCACAGCATCATCGGGAACGTCAACCCAGCGGCCTTCCAGACGAACACGAAACTTCCCGCCACTGGATTCCCAATCGACATCGGCAACCGCCAAGCCGTCGGTATTCGAACAACACAGGCCTTTCTTACTCGACAAGTGATCAAACCATTCGTGTAGCGGGGAGTTGGTGTATCTCCCATCATCGCGAGCCAGCACGGGACTGACGAGCAATGCACCGACGATCAACAAACGGGTAACGGCAACCATAACGACCTCCAGGGTTCAACGTTTAACGTATAGGTATATTCCTGCTGCTATCACAACGCTGTACGCTACCAACAACATTGTCAGTTCCCAGCGTGACACTTTTTTCCGCAACGAAGATCGCTGCGCTGGAGTATCACGTATTAACTCCTTCGATCTTTATCGAAGAATCCACGGCCATCATCATAGCCAAGATTGCGGCGCAGCCTTCCTGCACGTCGACGACCTTGGGATCATACACACGATCGCGAACGTATTTGCCGCTGACGTATTGATCGGTGCCGGACCACACGTAGGCTGACGGCACACCCCGCTTGGCGTAGCCGAGTCCGTTGTATTCTTCGAACAACGTCAACACGCCGCCGATCGTCCAGATCGTCCACTTCGCAGCAAAAGGAGCCGAATTGAGCAGGACATCAACGCAACAGCGCGTCCAGGCATCGTTACCGGGTGTAGTATCTTCGGGATGCGAAAGATATGGACCCATTCCGGACGGCACATGAACCGACTTTTCGTGTAGCGGATCACCCTGCCCGAGTTGACGATCCCAGTGCGGCGGGCCACCATATTCGCGCTCGCTGACGATCGCGATGAACCACGGTGGTACGACAACGATATTCGTCTTGCCGGCAGCGTTGGTCGCTTTATCTCGAGCGGCGATCTGCGCCAGATGATCGCTGACGCCCTGATATCTCGCCTTGGCGTCGGGCGCTGTCAACCGCAGTGCCGTAGCGTGTAAAGCGTTGATCCGATCGTTGCGAATATGCATCGTTTCCCAGCGATGTGCATTCGTATTCTCGAGCGCAGTAATGTCAACCATAACGACAACCTCCAGTTATTGACCCGGTATTATCCGCGGTGTTCCTGTGACGATAGGCACGACTATTGAAACAATAGGACTTCCAAGCATCAAGTTCGTTATTCCCCACACCAACCCATCAAGTCGATCGGGCGACGGATCGCCACTCAACGGCTCCCAGGTACAAAGCTGATCTTCCAGCTCCGGGAACGGTTTGACATGATGTATACGCTTCTGCTCATAAAGCGCCGACACCGGTTCGGCCCGCGCTTGCTTCGATCGTGACGCGTGTACGATCTGAACAGGAACAGGACCATGTTCCATGGCGACAGCCGCTGTCTGTATGGTATGACGCACCATGTCGCCACCCTGATTGCCTTCAGCAACAATGCAATCAGCCTGCAAGTCATCGTACATCTGAATAGCAACGCGTCCCCACTTGTCGGGACTGTAACGACCTGATCTGTCATCGCGAACATATCCGTGTCGATCGACACCGAGGCTCGCACCGATCAAACCAGTGAGATTGCTCGCCGCCTTGTCAGTGGTAGCCGGATCGACTGCCACGACAGTACGAAGATAATCGGGCTCACTGCGATTGACCAGCAATGCATCCTGTATCATCTGGCGCGTCCACAGCGCCCCTTCCAGCTCGTCGAGTATCAGAGCCTCGAGCTCCTGACGACCCAGCCGCGTGCCTTTGTACTTGGCAATGATAACGCTCAGGAACGCCGCCGCCAGATTGGCCCTATTGGCGTATGTCGTCGAGTGTGTGACGACGCAATGCTCCGAACGCAACATCTCACGAATGACCGGTATCGGCCGCGGCGTCGTCGTTATCAATGCCTGCGGATTAGCACCAAGTCGCAAGCCGAACAACGCCATATCCCAAGCATTGACAGCTTCAATATTCTTCATGTCCTTCCACGCAGCGAGCTCGTCCGCCCAAATCGTATCGTGCTGCGGTCCACGTAATCGATCCGGCTCCTCTGCAGAGAAGCAATGGGCGGTAGCTCCATTCTCCCACGTCAACCGATGTGACTTCGAAGGCTCGTACTCGGGGCGGCCCATATGCTGCCCAAAATTATCAACGTCTTTGTCCCAGGAGCAGGCGAGCACACCGGATTCGCCTTCGACCATGACCTTGCGTATGTCGGCGGCTGTCGGAGCTATCAAGCCAAGATGACGCGATCCCTGCTTGACCTTATCGCGTATCCACTCGGCTCCCGATCGTGTCTTGCCGGCGCCACGACCCGCCATGTACATCCAAAACTGCCACGGCAGATTTGAATTAGGAAGCGAACTAGGCGGCCTTTGTTCTGGCCGAGCTAGAAAGGACCAATTGTGGAGTAGGCTCTCGATTTGGTTCGGCGTCAATGATGACAGGAGCTTCTTCGCTTCCGTCTTGTCGCGAATCGATGATGCCAAGGAGTATACGTTCGAAAACGGCGGCGGCGTGACTGGCACTGCTATCTTCCCTGAGATCGATCTTCCCCGCCACCTGAACCGGGATAAGCTTCGTGTATATATGCGTGTAGAAGATTGCTCTATTAGTTGCGTTCTTCTTTGCCCAGGTTATCAGCGCCGGTAGTCCGCCAATCCCCTCGAACGCCATAGCGATAGCTGTCTTGGCTTCGGTCGTGATCTTGTTCGGGACGCCCTTCGGTCTCCCAGGTCCGCCCTTTACCTTGCCGTTCGCGTCCTTCGGCAGGTAGCTCTTGCGCTTGGCATTGCTGGTCTTCGTGGCTGCCACTTGGATATCCCAAAGATTCTTTAACTCTCAAGTTGTACTTCAACTGCCATCTTGCCATCGCCGCGCGGCCTATCGGACTGCTCGACCCGATAACTCACTTTTTGATCGGACTTCAATTCGCGAAGTCCAGATACCAACCCCGATCGATGAACAAAAATATCCTTGCCGCCGTCGACCGGCGCAATGAAACCATATCCCTTGTCATCGATAAAAAATTTCACAATTCCATAAACGCGCTCAACCATAACAAATCCCCTTTTTGAAAACGGCAAGCTCCGCCCTTGGTGCTAAAAGCAGTCGGTGAACAAGACCGAGGCCCGAAGGAACTTACACGGCTATCAAGTCACCACGCTTAAACTCGACACGTTGTTCCCGCCCGAACAAAAAGAAAAGCGCGGCATCACCGCGCTTCGTCTTTTCCAGATACCGGCCGAAATGATTAGCAAATGGCCCGCTTGTCGCCTTGACCGGATCGCCGTATTTCACTTCTTTCTTCACATCCGGCTCGACAACCCGTAACACATCCCCATCGCACATTGCCCGCAACCGCTCGAGCTCTCGTGGCAACACCTGTGCCGGATATCCTGCTTCATTCAACAACATCCCCGACACACCGCGAATCGACAACAGTGTTTTCCAAACCGACGACACTGCAAACAACACATATTCACCCAGCAGTGGTTTCATCGACCGCTCATGCCGACCACGCGAGATTGTCAACTCTTCAACTACGGGAATGAAATAACCAACACCGCGAGAAGTCAAAACTTCTGCTAGCGATTTATGGCGCTGTTGTTGAGCTACGAGGACACCCCAAGAGGTTGAAACGATCATCAGCCCTAACCTGCCAAATCAGTTACCGTCCGATTGATAGACCCAAACAACCCGCTTTCACAAGGGACTTTGGCCTGATCGCCCTGTCAACAGCCTGCTCCCTATCCCAAGGATGGGCGGCACAGTCAAATCGCTAGCTTGAATACCCAAGGGGGGTCAAGACGGTTAAAGGGGACACTTACGTATCACCCGTGACAATTTTGGATTACTGATAATACGAATATATATCCAAAATCACGTGTAGGAGCTGGGATCAACCCCCATTTCCCGTCTTGACCCCCCGTGACATTTGGGTCACACTATGGGGTCAACAGGGTCTATCTGGGTCTATCAATTATAGGAGGTCAAAATCATGCGGATCATCAAGCGCCGTCGAACACGCGCCCAGGTCAAGGCCGACGAGGAGGCCAGACTGGCCCGGTGGGCGGCCAAGCAGGCCGGCTGGGTCCGACAGCGGGCGGAGCGGGCCGAGGCCAAGGAGGCCCGCCTCCGGTCGATCGCCGACAACAAAGCCGCCCGGGCGGCCCGTGGACCCAAAGCCGTGGCCAAGTATCAGCGGCATGTCGAACATGCCCGGCTTAAGGCACGGGAGAAGGCTGCAGCCAAGGCAGCGGCCAAGGCCGAGGCCGCGGCCGCCTATGATCGGTTGATGGCAGCCAGGGCGACAGTTCGGCGCTAGACGGCCTTACGGACCCCGAGGATCGCCCCAAAACAAAACCCCCGGCTGTCATGGCCGGGGGTTTGATTGTCGACGGGGGAGGCTGTGGCTGATCAGTAATCGGATTCCAGATTATGGGAATTCAGCCCGATATCCATACCGTGTTCGTCGATACAGATGTCGTGACTCTCGGACATATACAATTCGTAGCACGAACCGGCGTAGACCAACACGGCCGCCCCTTGATCGGTCAACAGCCGATAGGCGATCGGATTGGCTATGACGTCAACGAATACAGCCTGTGTCAGGACATGCTCAGTCAGTGACGTATGGATGGCGTCGTACACGGCGTTGATGTAGGCCATGGTCCAAGATGAAAATTGGTACATCAGCACGGATTTGCGGTGATCGACGTTCAATGTATAGCCGAGCTTGGCCTCGTGGCGGGTAATCAGGTCGTTGGCCTTGTGGATGTCGTCGGCTGATACGGGGATGATGCCTAGCTGAATACGTACATCCTTTGCCCAAGCCGAAACGGCGTCGTTTACTTCGAGCATGCAGACGGTGGCGGTGTTGGTATAATCCAGATTGTCGAACACGAGGTCGGCGATGTGATCACGCACGACGTAGCCAAGATCGGCGCAACAACGATTGTAGAGCGTTTCGGCCGAGATGATTTCCTTGGTTTTTGGGCAGATGATCGGGAGGGCGAACTTGGTGTCTTTGTCGGGGATGACGATGATCCCCGTGGCGATGTCGATTTGATCCCGGAGGATGATGTGTTCGAGCTCGGTCATGGTTTGATGTCCTGTGGGGTTAAAAAGCCGATGGGCGAGACCCCGAAAGGTCCCGCCCACATCCTATTCCGATTTGGGCCGCCCTGTCAACGGCTGAATCGAGGGATGAAACCGCCCGTAAGGTATCGCTTGGCCCGGTCCGAATCACGGTGGAGATGGCGGGCGATACCGGTGATGTCGTGGATGAAATTAAATTTGTCGGCGGCCAACAGGTCGTCGAGCCGCAAAGGGGTGATGTCGTCATGGACGGCCGCCACATCCATCATGCACGTCAGACGGGAATAGCGGAATTTGTGGAGCAGGCCGAGGGACTCGGCCCGGTCGACGATCTTGGATATGGTGGTCAGTTCGGACGATGTGGTCATGGTGTGGGGTCCTGTGGGTTTGGCTTGTCATCATCGGTGCCCAGGGAGCCACCCTGAACAGACGGCCCGTAGGCCGTTTCGACATGTTACCGGTCAGCCAGTGCCCAGCCTTGAGAAGCCATGTGATAGGCTTCAGCCAATCCGAACCAATGGGCAAACTGCGAGAAGTCAAGTGCAGCCTTGCGACGATAGAATGCCGCGATGTGGGCATATTGGTAAATGTTGAACATGGAATCAAAACTCCGGGTTAAGCTTGGACACGTGGCCCATCTCGAGCGACCATGTTTTGTTGTACTTCCAGCATCCGGTATCGCGGACCCGGTAGAACTTTTGTCCTTCGGTGGTGGTGACGATCCGCATTGACGTGGATATCGAGGCGACAGTGCCACACGGATAATGATCGCCGTTGAACGTATACGACACCTCGTCGCCGACCTTGGGAAGCTTGATGACATCGTACCTGGGCGACACATACGGGCCGGCGTCGGTGGCGATGTAGTCGGCGCCCAGGGCATCGGCGACAGCCTTGGCGTGATTGATGGTTGGCCAGTCGTTGCGGTTTTCGATGACCTCTCCGAACCGTCCAGCGCACCAGAATTTGACTTCCTTATCGGTGGCGACGCGGGCTGAATTAATTTGTCCGGAAGTACGGTCGACGACGATCTGTAACATGGGGCTTCTCCTGTGGGTTGTCTTAGGCGAGGAACACCGACGCCCAACGAGCTTCAAAACCGGTAAGGGACTTGCGAACGATCCTGATGGCGGCGGCCGGGGTTTTGGCAGACACGTATACGTCGCGTTCGTCGAGGGCGGACTTGATGGTCACGAGGTAGGTTTTGGTCATGGCGGGCTCCGTGGGGTTGTCCCGACCCCGAATATACTCCGATCCACACCCAATTCAACAGAAATCGGAGCCTAAATTCATCAATAAATTCAAGTCTCTACCGGTCGCCAAAGCTCGGTTTGACCACATTTTCGGCCAACCGCAGCCCGGTAACGTCCTCGTCGGGGTCGGATACCCGCTCCACCCACCACTTCGACGACCCCTTGGCGTTCGGCTCCTGGACGAACCGCAGACCGTCCAGCACCCGGTTCTTGTGCATCCGCATCCAGTTCCCCAGCCGGGTCAAGTCGGGCGGCCGGTTGTAGACCGAGGCCACCCGCATCACAGCCGCGTTCAGGTCCGGCCATTTGAAATCAAATTCGCTGTAGCCACCACCGCTGCCGGGTGACGTGGCCTCTTCGATCAGACTGGACAGGGTGACGCGCTGACCTCGGCCGCGACCAATCACGGATGCCCATTCAAGTAACAGCGCCCGGTGCTCGACGAGCTTCGGGTCCTCGTCGCGGGCTATCTCCATGGATTCCACCGGGTCCGCCTTGCCCAGCCACATCAACGCCGATCGCACCGTGTCCGACCACGCCTCAAACGATCCTAGCGGCTTGGCCTTCCCAGGGCGGCCGGCGACCACGTAGGCCTTACAGACCGTCAGTGCCGCTGATATGTACTTGCCGCGGTTGGCCGCTATCATGGCTTTTGGCTGCTTGCGGAACTCGCGCAGCTCCGGTCGTTCGATTTTTGGATCAAGAGTCGAGATCACAACACGGCGGGTCATGTCACCCACTAGCGTGATGTTGTTGCCGGTTGCAAAGAATGTCGTGCCCCGTGATTCGATTGTCTTGTTCTCGGACTTGCCCAGGATACGAATGCTGACGGTGGGTCGCTCGATGTACTGACACAGGGCGTCGCCGCCGAGGAGTCCGTTGACGTTATCGATGTTGATCAGGGGTTGACCCGACAGCAAAGCGGCACCAAGGCGTTTTTCGGTCTCTTCGTCGTTCTGGCCGGCGGCCGTGGCGGGCATGTTCTGACCGATCGCCATCGTGGCTACACAGTCAAATAGATACGACTTTCCCGAGGACATGACCGGCGCCCGGTTGACGTGCATCGGGGCGACTGGGAAGGCGCCGCGCACGATGGGTGTAATCAGCGCCGACAAGGCCACGGCCTTGGCCACGTCATCGGCAAAAGGAAATTCGTCGAGCAGGTCTTCCAGCAAGGCGAGAGCCTTGGCTGCCTGCGCCTGTGTCGGCTTGTCCGGTATCGGGTCGATCGACGGCGGGTCGACCAGCAGCAATCCTGTTTCGGCGTCATAGCCCGCCTCGAGCAGCAACGATCCGTCTGGGCGCATCGTCGGCGTCGTTATCAATCCGGAGACCTTGGGGAATTTCAATACGCTGACACGGGCCAGCAGGCGGGTGATGACTTTTAGCGGCGGATCGATTGACTTCCAATCTTTGGCTTTGACATCATAAGATTTGTAATCGATGTGGCGGTTGGTGTGGTCGAGCATGTAATTCAGTTGGACTTCGTGGAATGTTGCTATCGTCGTCATCTTTTCGTCGTGCGATCGGACCTTCGTCGTTACGGGCATCATCAGCATGCCACCATAGATGTAGAACGGGGAGCTGATGGCGAGCAGGCTTTCTTCCGTCAGGTCTACCGCTGTATGGATTTCGTCGGATGTGACTTTGATTGTGAAATCCGCCTTCTTGTGGACCTGTTTCCTGGCAGCAACGGTAATGGCCTTTTTGGTTTCGGCGATGTCCTCGGCGCGGCGGTTTTCTTTGAACTCCTGTTTTTGGGCGGCTGTTTCTTCCGGATGTTCTTCTTCCCATATCCCGCGCCAGCCCGGTGCGTATTCATCAGCCAGCATAAAAAGTGTACCAGCCCCAATCCCTCTAGGTGGACTAGTAACGTACCGTCTGAACCAACTATAACGCGTGTATTTGGCATTGTACTTCACCCCGTTCTTCTGACACCACTTGTCAAATATTTTGAAACCTTCTTCCGATCCGGCTGTGGCACGGTACAACGCCATCGATATGTCGTTCCAGCCATCCCAGCCGGTGCGGACCTTGACTTCTCCAGATCGAAAATCAGGGACATCCCAAACCACGGCGTCATGATTGGGTATAAGCTCCATCGCCTGGGCGATCTTGTCGACTGGCGCCTGTGGATCGCCGAGGCGGCGAGAGACCAGCTTGGACGCTATAAGGTCTAACAACCATTTCGGTGCCTTGACAATTCCGATGCCTTCATTGCTGATCCATTCATATCGTGTGGCGTATTTGGGGTTGATGCTGGGAGGCGCAACGACCATGCCACCTTCACCACGCACGTCAACTCCGGGTGCAAGCTTATTGTCGGAATTGAGAATAGTGATGTTGTTGTCAGGCCATGTGAAATAGTAGTGGATCGAGCCGGATGGCGAGCGGGCAGTAAGAGTGTCAGGCCATTCACCACCGTTAGCCGCGACAAGGGCCAGTAGAGCGGATTCCCCATCTTTGCCGTGATCTGCCGTATCTGTTTCGACAACAAATATTCCATTGATTTCTCCCGTGACGATACAGACGTTGGAATCCGGCCACTTGTTCCAGTATGCTTGTATCGTGTTGAGGTTGTTGGTCATCCCCCAATTCTTGCCATCGGCCGAGTGCCGGCCGGCGACCCTGGATTTCTTTTCGCCCGGCTTGGCAGGGAACACAAATAGCGGCCGCTGCGGATTGCGGGCGTAGGCGATCGCAGCGGCTAGGCATGGATTACTGGCATCGTCTGTCATTCCAAAATTCCCCTGCCTTGGTGGCAGTTATTTGTTGTCTTCCCAAGCCGCGACGCAGGCCGGCACGATTGACCGAATCAGTGCCAACATGGCGTCGGCGTAGACCCGAATTTCATATTGGGCGTGTTCGTCGCAGCGCAGGGTCAGAAAGCGAAATAGGTTGAGCAGGTTGACGGTGGCAAACATGTGGCTATAGGTCGCGACTGGCAGCACCGACCGGGCCAGCTCTCGAGGTACGTCACACTCGAGCAGGTGCTTGTAGAGTCTGAAAGCGCTGACCATGTGGCTATGCATGGCGTTGCGCATGTTGGCGGTGGTAGCTGTTGTTATCGTCGTGTCGCGTCCCTGCTTGTTCGTTTTTGATTGCACGCCGATTTGATTGCCGTCCGGTAGGTAGAATTCTTCGGGGAGTTCCGTGTATCGCGCCGACACCTCGTTGTAGCTCCACGTCCGATGTCGATGCCATTGTCGAAATACAAAGATCGGCGCCTTGACTTCAAACGTGAATGTCACGGCCTCGAATGGCGTGGTGTGGTGATTCTTCCAGAGGTAGTTGATCAGGCGGACATCGGAACCGTGATCGACGCCGGCACGCCAAGCGGCGTCATGAGACACACGTGCTGCACGGACAACGTTGATATCGGTGCCCATATGATCGACAAGGCGGGCGAAACCGTGATCAAGGCAAAGAATTGTGGAACCGACGATACGACAGCAGGCTTCTTCGTCCATCATGATTGTGCCTCCTTCATTATTCTGTTGATGTAATCGATGATCGTGTCAAATGTGACGTGGGTAGGTTGTAGCTTAAATTTGGCATCGTTGGCGAGTGTCAGCAGGTTTGTCAGCATGATGCCGAGCTGCGGGTTGGGATACTTCATGACCGGCGGGGTCGCCGTCGATCCGTTGTCAATAGTCTGTATGGCGCATTTGAGGTAGTTAGCCTGATCAAGGCATTCTTCGTAGGCGTGTTGCAGCCACGCGCGCAGATCGCCGTGATTTTCGTTCAGGGTGGTGCCATACTTGGCGATGCCGAGCCGGGATCGCTGCAGCAGGTCCGCCCGCACGGCTTCGACGATGGTGTCGACGCGAGGCGGGTGGTTGCTTTTGGCTGTGTCATCCGGGTGAATCTTCTTCGTGGGCGTATCGCCGCAACACCATTTGCGACCGTCTGGACCGGTCCACATGGCGTTGCAGGAACACGACGATCCTTCGGCTATTTTGAAATATCCTGCTGGCGGGTGCATAGCGTTCGGGCGCGGAATGGTGTTATCGTCTTTCGTTCCGTATACACCATCGCGCATCATCATGTCGTCTGTTTCCATGTTCCTATTAACCTCTTCAATGTATGCCACGGCGTTAATGTGGTCGTTGACGTGCAACATAAAAAAGCAGCCACCTGCGAGTATGCCATATGCTCACGAGCTACCGTCATGAGCTGTCTGGCAAGGTCTCGCAGGTGGCTTTCCATTACGATATCATCCGATTAGAACGGGATATCTTCATTAGCCGCGGCCGCAAGTTGCTCCGTGGCATCGACAGGCGGAGGCAGAATGCCGAACTTGGTTTTGGCGAACCAGCCGACGACCGGGAACACGGGGAATTTGATCCGGCCGAACTTCTTGTTGCTGTGGTTGTAGCTTCCGACTTTGAGAGCCACGACCGGGTAATGTTCCTTGTAGCCTTCGCGACGCTTGCGGCCGTAGACCTTGCAGAGGTCGCCGATCGCCTGCTTGCCGCCCGAGCTCGACGTGGTGAAGGTGTAGGTGCCTTCGCTGTCGCCGTCGTCGGCGGCATCGAGTTTGGTAGGGTCCTTCATCACGAGGTAGTACGTGAACTGCCAGGGATCGCGCGGTTCCTTGGTGGTTTCGTCGATTTCCCAATCCGACATGTCGGACGGTTCTTCTTCGCCGAGCTCGTAGCCGAAACCAAGCTCGTTGCGTGCCGGTGCCTTGAAGCCGTCGATCAAACGGCCCATGTGCTGTTCCGCCGGCTTGGAGTCTTCCCAGCGAATCCAGCCGAGAAGCAGTTCGTCCATGTTGGCGATCATCTTGCTGCCGATCGGGATTTCTACGTTGTCCTGCCCGGACATGTAGTCACCTTTGGAGAACTTGAGCAGTTGCCCGACGATGTTGCGCGAGCTGATCTGATCACCGTATTCCTCGAAGATGTCTTTTTCCATCGTCGTGGGGTTGGCCGGCGGCTGGGCCTCTGATCGGGTGGCCAAGGCGGTGGTGTCTGCCTTTTTAGTCATGGATTGCTCGAGGTCGATGTGATCGTCCTGGGTATTGATCTCGTCGACGGCACTTCGTTCCAGCGTGTCGACAATCTTGGTTTCGTCTTGCGACGTGGTGTGGGAGGCACCCAGCATGGTGGCGTGCATCGGCCCGCCATCCTGCAGGTTGTCGGTAGTCGAAGTTTCCGTTTTGCTCTTATCTTTTGCCATTTGTCTTTCCAGTCTTTCGTGTTGCAGTTTTGGATTTCGCCTTGGCCTTGGTTTTTACGGGTTGCTTCTGTGTCTTGGTTCGCGAGTTGTTAGCGGGTTTTTTCGGGCCTTTGGCGGGTGAACGTCGTTTGGTCTTACTCTTGACCACACGACTTGCTGCCGGGGTGGCAGCTATCACAAGCCGGTCGGAAGGTTGACCGGTCTTGGTGAATTCTTCTGGATCGCCGCCAAGCTCGATAAAGGCTTCGCGGATTTCCTTGTTCTGATATCGTACCGGGGCGCCGACTTTGTACCAGTGCAGGACATTATCGATACGGTTGACACCCTTGGACTTGAGACGTTGCTTGATTTCCACCTCTACAGTTTTCATTTCTTTTTCGATCTTGGCCACGGCGATCTTGGCCTTGTTGTACGCCATGGCAATATCGGTCATTTCCGCAACGAACTGCGGACTGGCCTTGCGGTTGCCCCTGGGCACGCCGCCGCGAGCCACGCCACAGGCGCCGACAAACGGACAGAACGAGCACTCCTTGCCGCCTGATATCCAGCCTTCCGGGGCAAGCTCCTGCCCGCTCTTGGCCGTAATGATTTCCTTGGCCCGGACGTGGGCGGCGTCGTACATAAATTGATCAAACTTGATCGCGAACTCGTCAACCTCGGACCAGAACGAGGCGTCGGTATACGTCAACCACCCGTATTCCGGCTTGTGCGGGGTACAGTCGCGGTAGAGACCAAGCTGGGTCACCACTTGATAGATGTTGGTCTCTTTGGCTTCGACAAGGTTGGTGCGAGGGTCGATGGTCTTACACTCGGCGGCCACATCGCCGGACTTGATGTTTTTGACGCCCAGGTGCTTGAGCAGGTCGTATGGTTGATCAATCAACAGACCGTCCGACGTGCACGACAGATAGCCTTTTGTCAGCTTTTGCTGCTCGGTGCCGGCATACAGAAGCTTGTCGCCGTGAGCCTTGCGCAGCGCCGGGACCCAGAAGGCAAATTCCATGATGATGCCGCGGATGCTGGCACCCCAATCTTCTTCGAAGTCTTCATCACGCCTGACACCTTTCCGGGTGCCCTCGTTCTTGCGCCAGAACGTCTGTCGGGCGCATTGGCCGATTTCCGACGCGCCAACCGTGCCGCTACGGTCGCCCAGGTCCTTCTTAAAGACCTTGTAGAAGTCGTTGTAGGCTTCAAGCAACATCATGACGACAGTTCCTCGTCGATAAGCTCTTCGTACATCCGGCGAACCAGCTCCCGACCGTCTTCGTCGAGCTCGCCCATATCGAGCGTAGCCTTGTTTGTCGCCGGCAGCATTTCGTTTAACAGCATTGAGAATTCGGATACGCTCAGGTCGTTGGCGATATCTCGTAGCGGGATAACTATGTTGATAACCGGTAGTTGTCTCATTGTGTTTTCTCCTGTGGGGTTAGCGGTTGTCGATGATCAATCGGGAATCTTGTGTATGGGCCAGCGTAGCATCAGTTCGGATATCATGACGGCCTCGTGATATTTGTCATGCGTGCCACGGTTTTCCGCCACGTCGGGAATCCCTGTACTGACGTAAATCGCCCACTTCTCGACAAGACCGGCGGCGTTTTGGTCCTGGGCGAGCAACAGAAAGCAAGGCATATCCGGGTTGGCCTTGGCATGTTTGGCCAGGGCGCTGGTGCCGGCGATTGTGGCGTCGTAGAGTTCCTTGACGGTAATTGTCATCAGTTTAGCTCCTTGGTGGCAGGAAACAATCAACGGCGGGATTGCCGTTGTGGTCGATACGAAAATAAATCACGGCATTAAGGGTGTGATTGTTGCCGACGACTTTATCGGAGGGTATTTCCTGCCAGCTACCACCCCAATAGACTCTATAAGCGTTTTGATCCGGGTATTTCTGCCAGACGTTATCCGGGATCATGATGCGGTTGCGAGCGGACCCGCAGGCTTTTTCAGTGGCTTCGCTGCCGACCAACATGAAAGTATACAGACAAGCCAGCGTAACGATGCCCAGTAATGTGAAAGCGGTGTGGCGGTTTGTCGTGATCATATGACACCCAGGTGTTTGCGGATACGCAGGAAGGCATTAAGCGGCGGGTCCGGCGTGCCGTCGAACGACGGAATAGGATCGTTTGGATCAGGATAACCGTTGCGGACGTACCAGCGTCCAAGCGAGTGATTGATGTAGCTTAGCAGCACACGCCGGGTTTCGTCTGGGCACTCGAGTATCCATTTGGCGTTGGCGACAAGTCGCGCCAGTTCGTCGGGATTGAAAGTCTGTTTACGGAGATAGGTGCGCATTTTGGCGATCTTGTCGCCATGCTCGAGATGGAGCAGGCCTTCGAATACCTGACGTTTCCATTCCCGATAATGGACCATCTGCTTCGATGTCTCTTCTTGTTTCTTTTCAAGTCCGCGTTTGACCATCGGCGGGTTGGCGGCGGCCTTGGCGGCTTTTCGAGCCTCGTAGCGAGCCTCGGCGGCGCGGGCGGCCTTGGCGCCTTTGGAAAGCAGGCTGTCGCCGAATGACTCGAAGATATCGACGGTCATGGGAACAGCCTCCCCATGGTGAGTAGGCACAATCCGACAAATAAATTTCGTTGGCGTATCTGAAAAATGATGATGTCGGTTAGCGGTGCCCTAGATAAGAATTCTTCGATGCTGATATCGACGAACGAACCAAAGTGTTTACAGAATAGCATTCCGATGGAGATGCCTTCGCAAATGCAAATTGCTAGACCGGCTTTGGTCATCGCTGCCAATCTCCCGGATAAGGGCACATTCTTAAACTCCGCTATTGGTCATATAGAGATTGCGCCAATCCGGGCGCAGGACACCCAGCCTGTCGAGTTCTTCCAACGCCGTATCGACGCTGTTGGCGGTGCCCCAAGAATGTTCCAGCCGCTCGAGCTTGGCTTTGATGCCGAGCTGTTCGTCCGACAGGCGGCCGCCCTTCTTTTTCATTTCGAGCCACGATACGAGGCCTTTGTGTTTTGCGAACACAAGATCAGGACTGCCCGGCAGCAGCCCTTCTGACTTGAGTTGCTTGGCGACGATCGGATGACGCAAGCCGCCATTGGGTATCGCCATCATGACGATACCCGGCTTTAGCAGCGGCGGCAGCAAACCAACCAACCGGCTTTGGATTGTGTGTTCCAGAGGATCGTTTGACGGGCGGCGTTTCCGAGGGCGACGAGGCATTGCAACATCCAACAAATGGGAGTTGGCCCGGTTCCCGGATCAGGTAATAGCGTCACGTTGTGCGACGCTGCCTGACTTGATCATGATCGCCCACAGGAGCACGGCGCGAAGGAGCCATTATCTTGTTGCGGTTTCGAAACAGCACCGCCGACCTGATCAAACCAATTCGATAAACTGGACGCCTCTTCTCAGTGGCTTTTCCCGCCGATGGGGGTGGATGGTGGATTGCGGTTGAGTTTCCTGTGGGGCGTTAGGTAACCGGCCTAGCCTAGACTGATTTGGAGAAACAAACAAATTTCTTTTGACGGCCGTTTTTGGCCTGTCCCATATATCCTACCCATAGGGGGGGCTGCTTGACGTAGCGGGCTGGGTGGTTTTAAGGTCCCGACGTTTTGTCAAAACCCACAGGGAGATTCCGATGCCCGATTACGACAAGGAACGTGCGTTACAAGAAGAGATCGCCGGGTTAGGCGATATCGTCACGGCCTTGCGCAAACGCGCGCGGGCGTTGCAAATCATGTACACTGAGGCAGAAGTGGAGTTTAATGCCGTCAATAAGCTGCTCGGATTTGCCCAGGTCGTGCAAGCCGGCAAGCGCGAAGCGTTAGTTGAGATTCAAAAAGCCAAAGGTTAAGGTTATTATGTCCAAAGCAAACTGGGCGACTGACGTTGAAGTTGATGAAATGATCAAACAATATCGTGAAGGCTGGTCGTACACCCAAATCGCTGCGGAATATTCCCGGATCAAAGGACAACCGATTTCCCGGGCGGCTATTGCCGGGAAGCTATTGCGGAAAGGAGTATTGGGCAGCGGCAACGGCAATCGTGGCGGGCGTCCGCAAATCAAAGTTGTCAAAATTACTCCGCAAACTGGCGAGTCGACTGCTATGGGCAAGGCTACACCGCCGGCCGATGTATCAGCGCCGCCGATTGACGACGACACGATACGCTTCAACGCCGTCGACTTCTCCGATATGGATTTCCTGGGGCAATGCAATTGGATCGTGCAGGATAATCCGACATTGTATTGTGGCGCTGTCAAACCGCGAACGCGCAAGCAGCCGTATTGTGGTCATCACGATTGTCTGAAGCGAAAGTAAAATGTTCCATAATCTGGGCGGCCGGATTTGGGCTGCCCAGGTCTTGTTTTGTTTGTTTGTTTGGGTTATATGTTAGGACTGCTGTTCGTTGCCGACACAGTGACCCTGGATGTCCCGCCGGTCGACCACAGCCACAAAGACCAATAAGGCCGTTACCGGCCGGGCTGTCTGACATTGGATCGACACCAACGCGGGGTGCGCAACCTCCCGACATCATATCTGTGTCGCCCGCTATCGGTTTTGCCGCCCAGCTCACAGCTTAGCGCCGTCAGTCAAAACCCATACCCCGCCGATCGGTCCTGCAATAATCAAAGCGCCACTAGTAACGACGACATCGCACAAGCGTCAGCCCACACCCTTGTCATATGGACAATCGGCTTTGACCGGCTTCGGTGTCGATCGCGAACGTGGAAGGGACTTTAGCTCGTAGCACCAAGTCAGAGCGGTGCTACAGGATAAAGTCAAATGGCTTTATCGAGAAACCCCACGGAGAAACGAAATGGCAAACTATCGTAAGCCGGTCGATTTGACTGACGCCTTGACCGCGTTGGATAACGGAAGACTGCAGTGGAAGTTTGATTGTGGATGGGCGGATATGCAGCGCGATCCACAGCCACGTGTCTATCCAAGAAATCCGGAACGTGTGTCGGTCATAGTCAGCTACCCGGAGAATCATCTTTTGCATGGTATCGCAACTGGCGGGATGTGTGACGGCTTGGACTCACGAGAGTTGAAGCGTTACGCGGCTCGTTATCGGGTGATGCAATGACATACACATTGCGAAATCCCAAAACCGGGGAAACGATTACGGTCGCTGTCATGACCGAGATCGAAGAAACAGAACTACGTAACTTCGTCGCCATCTTTGGATGGGAAATAATTTCGACTGAATAGGCAATCACCCCCACAGGAGAACTGAAAATGTCTGATTGCGAAAGAGTTAATGGGATGCTCGTCCCGACTTCCTACGAGATCATGATAAACGAAGAGCAGCGTCAGGCGCTGCTGATCTTGGTCAAGCGCGAGTTCCCCGATTCGATCCCTGACGATGGTCACCCGTTGGCTTGGTGGGTGGCCATGCTCGAAGAGTTGCCGGCCGAAGAGCTCGACAATCCGGGCGTGACTCACGGCTTCTGTCTTTAGCCAAGCTTCTTGAGCAACCCATACACCACCAGCGCACCAGCATGACTTAGAAACCCAGATGATAGCTAGTGTGTCTATGAACCCTAGTACAAACCATGGCGGACAAGCGTGTCTCTCGAAATAAGCTAACCCGAAACGGCTAAGCGTATACCCACAGGAGAATTTACGATGTTGACAAAATGGAAATTGATCTTGCCCGGCGACAAGCCACCGGTCGAAAGCGAAAACGATCTGTCAGACGAACCGGGTTACCTTGTCCTGAAGGCGATCATCAACCCGTTGTTGAGCGCCCACAATGAGCGAGGTCGCAACGGGCGCAAGCTCGAGCATGTAAAGGTCTGGGCGGATTACGATCTGGACGGGGAGGCATTTGCCGCCATGGATATGTTCGTTGACGACAACGGCATGTCGATCGGGCTGTCGCGCAACGAGCGGGCAACGACGATCTATCGTCGGGCAACGTTGATGGGTTTGACTGGTGTTGATTTCAATCATCCGGAAGACCTGCCATTCATCGTTGGCCCGGCGATCCTGTTCTCGCGGCGCGTCTGGTTCTAAATTTTTTTCGAGTGTCAACCGGACATAACGGGTGATGATCAACGATGCAATTTTTCCGGTTTCCTGCATCGGTCAACAGGATGACAGACTGAGGGTTTAACCCGTTCTCGAAAAAGCCAAAGTAAATCAGCAATCCAATAGTGTCTAGCGTGTCGTTAAGAAGTAGCAAACCAACTTGCGCTAACGTGCCGATTTTCTCAAAGCAACCAACAGCTAGAGAGCTATTATCCATGTTTACCAATCCGGTGCGAAGTATCGTGGATTCGTAGTTCCGGGCGTTGTCCGGTGATGTCACTGGACCTCTCGTCGTATATCGGCGCTACAAGCTGAGCAGGGTGCGCCACACACCCTTCAAGGAAACCCGCCGGGCCAAGGCCCGACGATCCGAGCGACGCCACAAAGCAACCCGGCGAGCGCTCTACATATCAGGGGACTAATTCATCGGTGCCCCCGCCCAACTCAAAACCCCTACAGGAGCAATCAACATGGCTGCCAAAAACAAATCGACCACTACCGACACGACCGTTACCAAGACCTTCTCAGTCAACATGACGTTCAAAAAGTCGACCAAGGGAACACACGTCTATGACGACGACGCCGACGATCCGGCCATTCCCGTGCTTTACATCCGCCGCACCGCCCTGGGCGACGAACCACCGAAGGCGATTACGGTGGTCGTGACCGAGGTCACCGCGGCGGAATAGTGCCGAGCAGTGTCAGTAATCCAAAAAGAATCCGCGCGCCGCGCCAACGTTAGTAATCCAGAAGTTCAAAGCGTACCATAGTGAATTAGTAAACCCAGAAAAGAGAAGTGTACAACCCCACCACCACCCACAGGAGCATACCCCTATGTCCACCGAAAACATCCGACTGCTGAAGCTCATGGTCAAAGGCAGCTATGACCTTCAGGCTTTGCGCATGCAAGCCGGTTTACGGCTGTGCGCCAACTTCCGCGCCAAGCTGATGCAGATGCCCGGAGCGGCTTTGGCAGATGGCTCGGAAGACGGCAGCGAAGAATCTGAAATGTCCGAAGAAGCTCTTAAGATCGTCGATCGCTTGAAAGACTCCTACAAGCGATTGACGGACGGCATCGCCAAGAACCGTACCATCCCGACCGAGAAGGGATTCCACGGCGACGAACTGATCAGCGACTATACCGAGCTGATGCTGGTCGACCAATACATTCGACTCGAGCAGCAGGAAACCCAGCAGTTCGGGCAGTTGATCCACACCTTGAAGAAAATCCCGATATACACCGAGTACCTTGCCGACGTTCGAGGTATCGGCCCGGCGCTGGCTGCTGTCCTGATCACTTATCTGGACCCGGCCAAGGCACGCCACGTTTCCAGCTTCTGGAAGTATTGCGGCCTCGATGTCGGACCCGACGGCGCCGGTCGCTCCAGACGTGCCGCTCATTTGGTCGATCGGGAATACATCAACAAGAACGGCGAGGCGGCGACGCGGCTGTCGACAACCTATAACCCGTGGCTCAAAATGAAGCTGCTGGGCGCCATGGGACCTTCTTTCCTGCGTAGCAACAGCCCGTGGCGATCGTCATTCGATGACTACCGACACAGGATCAACAGCGATCCATCACGCGAGAAGGTGACGGTAGGGGAGTGGAAAAAGGTGTTTGCAAGCAGCAAAAAATATGTGGCTGCCGGCACGCTGTCTCAGGAGCAGATGGATGCCGACATGCGCAAGCTGTGGTCGCCTGGGCGGATCAAGAACGCCGCCTTGCGTTACATGGTCAAGATGTTCCTTGCCGAACTGTGGGTCAAGTGGCGGACCTTGGAAAATCTTGAAGTGACCGAACCATATTACGTCGCCAAGCTGGGCATGCGGCCGCACGGCACCGACAGGTCAGCGGCACAGCCGGCGGTTGATTGAGCCAGAATATCAAAGCAAACCAAGGGCATTAAGTGCGTGTCAAAGAGTGTAAGTGAAACCACTTGTCGTAAGCGCGTACCGCTGAAGCTTATAAAAATACGGGAAGCACAAGTGAGCCGTTCCCTGTAGCAACCCAGGGGGATACAGCGTGCCAAGGCACCAGAAGCCAAATCCATTGAAAAATCGCGTACCGATACAAATGAGCAATCCAGCACACGGTTAGTGTATCTGAACAGGTGAAGGCACCCAAGCAAATCTAGTGTATCAGTCCTAGCGTAGTAATCCCGGGAAGAAAAGTGCGCTATCTTTTTCCAGTAATCCAAAGAAAAATAGCGCTGGCGGTCTTTTGATAAAGGACATTCGTCACATGACAGTAAACTACTCACCAACCGAGCAGGCCTTGATCGACTTGCTACAAGTTGCAAAAAAGCCGTTGGACGTTCGTGAGCTCGTGGCGCTGATCTACTGTCAGAAGGCCAAGCCATGGCACGCCGAGATTGTCATCCGTAGTGCCATGAAGTCGCTGGTCGTCAAGGCCGCTACCAACGGCGAGAAATTTCGTGTCGAGCGATCCAGAGTGCCGGGCCAACGGTCGCATTTATTTCGTCTAGTCCGAACAAGAAACGACAAGCCATTGAAAAACCTCGCAAAATGAGTTCTTGAATCCTGATTCCGCCTCGTTTATGGTCATGGCTGTTACCCAAAGGACGTTTCCCGATGCTGACAAAATCTCAACAGTTTATGGTCGACGACGGTCTCCCAGCTTCCTTGCTGCTGACCGGCGAGCAACGGGCTGCCTTCTGGTTGGCTAACCCCCATCTTGGGGTTATTCCGACCTTATCGTTCAAGGACGATAAACGGCAGGTTGAAGTTGAGCGGGAGCAGTTTGAGCGCGAGGCGGCTGCTATTCGTATCACCAAGCTTAAGGCTGGACTGGCCCGCAAGGCTGTCAAGTTGTCGTCGAACGATTTGCGCGGGATGCGATGGGACGCCCGACGCAACCGACTTGTTCCCATTGACCCCACGGAGTCTCGCAAAATGACCGATACCGAAAAGACGACCGCCGACGAGGCAACACCGGAGCTCGTTTCATCAACCGTTGCCGTTACCGAAGAGGACACCACCATGGCCAAGACCGCCAAGAATACCGCCAAGAAAACCCCCGCCAAGCCGGCCAAGAAGGCCGCCAAGAAGGCCGCCGCCAAGCCGGCCAAGAAGGCCGCCAAGAAGGCCGCCAAGAAGTCGTCTGACAAGCCGTCTGTGCCCCGTGGGGAAGGTGTCATCGCGACCATCATCAAGACCATCGGCCGGGCCAACGGTGCCAGCGCCGACGAGATTCTCGAGGTGCTGGTCAAGGCCTTCCCCGATCGTCAGCCGGAGTCGATGCGCAAGACGATCATGATTCAGGCCAACAAGAACGCCAAGTCCAAGGAGCGATCCGAGAAACGCGGCGTCGTCTATTACGGCCACAAGTAACCTCCCCAGCCCGATCGACCAACGGGCCAACTTCAAACCTCCGTCAACCCCCGTGGGTTGGCGGGGGTTTTGTTTTGCGGAGGTCCACGGAATGCGCCTTGGTATCATCGGCTGCAGCCAGCCGAGTTGCGTCGGGTGTACGATAACTGGCAGTACGTCTATTACGCCGGCGACCTGTATACGAAATATCTTCCCGAAGGTGAGAAACCGATGAATGGTTTATCGGTCCTGCGTCGTTACAAATGGTTATCACAACAACGGAGTTCCAAATGACATCGCCCCTAACCAAGTCCGCCCTTGTCGTGCTGTCCGGCGGTCAAGATTCGACGACTTGTCTCTTCTGGGCCAAGCGGGAATACGAAATGGTCCATGCCATCACGTTCGACTACGGTCAGCGCCACAAGTTGGAAATCACGGCTGCCGAGAGAGTGGCTGAAATGGCCGGTGTCGCTTCGCACGAAATTGTCTTTATCGGCAGTCGTGTCCTCCGTGGATCGTCGCCGCTGACCGATCACGCCGCCCCGCTCGAGACCTACACCAATTATGAATCCATGGACAAGATCATCGGCGATCGTATCGAGAAGACTTTCGTCCCGATGCGCAACGCCCTGTTCCTGACCATCGCGGCCAACCGCGCCGCCATCCTTGGCTGCAACGCCATTATCACAGGCGTTTGTCAGCAGGATAACGCCAACTATCCCGATTGCCGGGCCGAGTTTATCGTCGCCCAGGAGCAGGCGATCATGGCGGCGCTGGGTCACAAGGCCAGCAACGAGCTCCGAATTCTGACCCCGCTCATTTATATGACGAAGGCCGAAAGCATCAAATGGGCGATGGGCATTCCCGGCTGTATGGATGCGCTGGCCTATACGCACACGGCTTATGACGGCAATTACCCGCCGACCGGCAAGGATCACGCCAGCACCTTGCGCGCCCAGGGATTCCTGGAAGCCGGCGTCGCCGACCCGCTGGTTCTCCGGGCGTGGAAGGAAGGACTGATGCCGTTGCCGGATACGGTCAATTATGCCCATGTGTCGCAGGGGTCGTGGATCGATGGCGAGGGCTAGTATTACTGACTTCTGGAAGCCGTGGTTCTGGGCTGGACCTTATGTTCCGTCCGGAATCCTCTACGGCATCGGGCCAAGCGCCTGCGTTTGGCTCCTCCCCGGTTACGAGCGGTGGATCGACGAAACCGGGGCGATCGACGTTTACACAGGTCCATGGTGGAGAAGAAAAAATGGATGAATCAGAATATTACGATCCAAGTCGCCGTGAAAAAAAAGACATGACCGACACACTTCTAGAATTTATACGAAAGAAATACCCGCTGGCTCACCGCGTTAAAGGTGCTTTGCATCCGACGATACAAATCGATGTGCCAAAGCGTGTCACAAAAAAGGGAGTTACTCACTACACCACTTATTCTATATCGATCAATTAGGAGTCGCCATGATCAAACGCGTTTATCTCGGCGGCGCTGTTACTGAGGCCACTGACCCGGTATCGTGGCGGGCGTCATTCATGGCGATCATCTCGCCGGGGTGGGAATACGGCGGTCCGTTCCTGCTCGAACAAAACTTGTCCAGCGCCAGCCTCGAAAATATAGTACTTGGCGATCTGAGTTGTATTCGCCGCTGCGACGCTTTCGTGGCACGCTTCGACCTGCCATCGTCAGGAACGGCGATGGAACTTTTCTACGCCCACAACCTGCGCATCCCGACGTGTGGTATTGCCTTGCGCGATACCAAGCTATCGGGATGGATCAAGTACCATTGTAATACGATGGTGCATTCCATAACCGGTGCTCGCGAATTCCTGGAAAGGATCAAGTAACATGCCCACGACCATCACACGACGTTATCACTTCGAATCTGCGCATTGGCTTCCTCATGTTGCCGAAGACCACAAGTGTCATCGCATCCATGGGCACAACTACGAGCTCGAGGTTACGGTCGGCGGCTTTGTCGGTCACAACGGCTTCATCATCGACTTCTGGGAGCTGGACAAGATCGTGCAACCATTGATTGACCTTGTTGATCATCGCTGCCTGAACGACGTACACGGGTTGTACAATCCGACGGCGGAAATCATATCACTGTGGTTCCTCGACAACATCGGCGTGAAAGTCTCCGTGATCAATTGCCGGGTTTACGAAACCAAGGATTGTTGGGCGGATTCGCATGTCTGAAGATATCATCACGCGACTCCTGCTTTGCATCGGTGAGGACCCCGATCGCGAAGGCCTGCGCGATACCCCGGTGCGGGTTCTACGGGCGTGGAAAGAATGGGCGACGGGATACGCCCAGGACCCGGCCACCATCCTCAAGACGTTCGAGGACGGTGCCGCTGGTTTCGACGAGCTGGTTATAGTGCACAACATCCCGGTCATCAGCAAGTGTGAACACCACTTGGCCGATATCATCGGGCACGCCCATGTCGGGTATATTCCGAACGGTAAGATCGCCGGTTTGTCCAAGCTGGCGCGGCTCGTCGATTGCTTTGCCCGCCGGTTACAGGTCCAGGAACGCCTTACGGTCCAGATCGCCGACGCCCTCCAGCGGCACCTCGAGCCGCTGGGGGTTGGGGTCCTGATTCGGGCCGCCCATCACTGCATGTCGACACGCGGGGTCAAGATTCACGGTTCGACGACATCGACTTCGGCAATGCGTGGGGCGTTGTTGACAAAGCCGGAAGCACGCAAGGAATTCTTTGATCTGTGCGCGATGGCGGAAAGGGAGAAGTAATATGGTCGAAGTGATCAAAAAGGAAGACATGATCTTGTCTTCCAAAATTCGTATAGTCGTCGAGTGGGATCATCCCAGTGCATGGGATTCCAGTTCGAGCGCTGATCAGGTTTTCAATGCTGCCGCACGAGAGGCCGAAAATCACCTGATGCAACTACTACTCGAACACGGCGAGCGACGTTATCGCTTTATTTCTTGCGAGCCAATTGTCACAATGGCAAAGCGGAAGGAGAAGTGACATGGGACACGGTATAGATTGGCCGGGGAAGAACCGCAGCTTGCTTCCACCGCCTGGAGTAAGCGAATCCCAATGTCACACGTTACATGTTTTCAATAATGGTACATGTTCCGTGTCGTGCTGGGAACTGACTGACGAAGAATGGGAAGAAGTCCTCAGGACGCGACGAATCTATGCGTCGGTATGGTATGGTTCTTCTCAGCCGCCCATGTTGATCGGCAGCGAGTCCGTTGTGCGTGAAGTCGTGGCGGACTACGGGGCAGTGTGGAAGAAGGAACCCGGCTGATGCAGATACATCTCGCGGCGTGGTGGCACACCGGCAACGGACCCAATAGCGGCGCCGTCAACATCCACCAGCGCCAGCTTGCGGAGATGCGTTACCCGTATCATCTGGAATCGTTTCACTACATGGATCGCGGCATTCTCAACCAAGCCAACGCGGCCGGGGTGAAGTGGTTTCTTGACAGTGGCGCGTTCTCCGCCCTGACACAGGGAATCAAGATCGATATCAAGAAGTATGGGCAGTTCGTACTCGAGGCGCAGAAGCGCGGCATGTTGTCGGTGGCGTCCAATCTCGACGACACATCAAAGAATGAATTGCTGACGTACCAGAACCAGAAGTATCTCGAGGCAATGGGATGCGTGGTGCAACCGGTCTTTCACACACGCGAGAACGAAGAATGGTTAGCCAAGTATCTCGACGAAGGATACGATTACATCTTTATCGGCGGGATGGTCCCTGAAACGACCAAATGGCTACATGGTTGGCTTGATCACATTTGGTATCACTACTTGACCAATCCGGACGGTACGCCCAGGGTCAAGGTGCACGGGTTCGGTCTGACATCGTTGCCGTTGATGTTCAAATATCCGTGGTACAGCGTCGACTCTACGTCGTGGCAGGCGACCGGATCATTCGGTTCCATCTTTGTCGACGTGCCACAGCCGAACGGGTTGATTCGCGATTACAAGGTTGACTTCTCTAGTGTCAGCCAAAAACGATACGATATGAATAGCTGGCACTTCGGCAGTCTGACCGGACCTGAGCGTGCCACGATCCTGGAACGTCTGGACGTGCTGGAAGCGGCACGGCCGAAGTTTCCAGCGCTCGAGGACAACATTGCCAAGATCATGGGATGTCCGCAGGGGTTCAATCCCGAAGCCTTGGCCAAGAGCTACGGTTGGCGCTGGTACGCCAACGCGGAATACTTTCGCCGGGCGATGGATCGACGCATCGATCGTTTCACTCGCAAGCAAGATACGCTTTGGGATTAATCAATCACCGATAATAGGTAGTTAAAGGAAGCATCATGAGCAAGATTTGGTTCGCCGTCCTGATGACCGTTTACTATCCCGTGCGAACCATCCAAGCTCGGCTTGGATTCCCAATCGACATGGACGGATATCATCGCGAGTTCAAACGGGCATGGAGGTTCGAAAATGACTGATTTCGATCATGCAACCGATGCTGATCGCGCTCACGCCAAGGCTCTTGCTGAAGAAGCTGGATGGAGGCAGAGAGGATTCCTTTACTCACACCCCGAGCGCGGAAATTATCTGGTGAGCGACATGGACGGCTGGATCGATCTTTGCGACCGTGAAGGGATTATTTGGGATTGTGACCACCCATGGGCGACTCAAAATGGTGGTGGGTTGCCATACTGCCAAGCCTGCGGCGTACTATGGCACTTGCGCCGATGAAGCCATCGTTAATCAGCAGTTACTAAAACCCCAACAGGAGCTAATTATGTCAGAAGACAACAACGTCCGCCGCGGCATGAAGCCAAAGACAATTCGCAAGGTCCTGGGCAAGCTGCTGGAAAACTGGCTCGAGACAATCGAGGACAAGACCTTGCTCGAACAGATCAAGGGCAATACCATCGTCACGGGTGGATCGATCGCCTCCATGCTGATGGGGGAACCGATCAATGATTTCGATATCTATTTCCGCAACAAGGAAACGACAGCGGCCGTTGCCAAATACTACGTCGAGCGTTTCAAACCCGGCGTTACAAATGGCATTCCGTGCAAGATGCATGTAGAAGTTGCAGAGGATCGAGTGCGCGTCGTGATCAAGTCCGCCGGCATCGCCAGTGAGAACGAGACCGACGAGGCATACAAATACTTCGAAGGACGCCCGGCCGAAGGATCCGAGGCTTTTGTCGGCGAGGTGATGTCGGACCCCGGCGACATCGAGGACCGCTACGAGGAAACGGAAGAGCTGGCGTTGCAGGCCAAGGATGACGACAAGCCAAAATTCCGGCCGGTCTTCATGTCCACCAACGCCATCACGCTCAGCCACCGTATCCAGATCATCCTGCGGTTCTTCGGCGACGCCGACACCATCCACACCAATTTCGATTTTGTCCACTGCACAAGCTACTGGACAAGCTGGAATGACACCCTGACTTTGCGGCCGGCGGCGCTCGAGTGCCTGTTGACCCGCGAGCTGCGCTACGTCGGGTCGAAGTATCCTATCTGCTCCATCATCAGGCTGCGCAAGTTCATCAAGCGTGGCTGGGTCATCAACGCCGGTCAGATACTCAAGATGGCGATGCAGATCAGCGAGCTTGATCTGAAAAACATCACGGTCCTGCAAGACCAGTTGACCGGCGTCGACGCCGCGTACTTCGTCCAGTTGATTTCCCAACTCAAGGAAAAGGACCCGGAGAAGGCGAACTCGGCGTACCTTGTGGAAATCATCGACAGGATGTTTTGACATGGCCGTAACCAATCTCTGCGAAGCTATCGAACTGGCAGCCGGCGCCGGCGACGACAGGATTTCGTCGCTGGGCATCGGCAAACCCACAACTGTTTCCGACGATCGCCTGCTTCACGTGCGGGAGATCATCAGGCGCTTCTGTGAATACATGGACGCCGATTGCACAATCGGCGAAATCAGGGAGGCTTTGGAAGATGAATAGCATCTGCCCCGACTTCACCGACACCATCGACAACATCAAGCTTCTGCTGTTTCTGATGTTCGTCGTCAACATCATCAGTCTTGTGATATGGGCAAGCATGGCCCATCGTCTCAACACCACCGACATCCGGTATACAACCGATGTCAAAGACGAACATTGCCTCCACGGGAAGCCGTGGGACGATTGCCCCGATTGTTGTCATTAAAAAGGAAACCCCCGCATGCCTATTCAAAATAAACGCTTTCTTGGTGATGGATGCTATATGGAGTTCGACGGCTTCAATATCATCCTGACAACGAGCAACGGCGTCATCACAACCAACCGTATAGTACTGGAACCTTCCGTCTGGAAAGCGTTGGTCGATTATCGGAAGCAATTGAAGGATGCCTACATCAAGGATGGTTTCGATCCGCGCGTCGTTGAAAATGTCCTTGGTTAGGAGATAGTCATGCAATGGGATGACTGGCGCGGATCATTCAAAAGCCCTATTCCCGTAAATGTGGATCAAGCGGCTTTTCAAACGATCATGGCTCGGCGTCGACCTGCACAAGATGGTCGCTGCCGACAAACCAAACTGCTTCCACACGCATCCTTATTATGCAATCAGAATCATCTTTGTGGGGTGGATACGTCGAAGAGCTGGAAGACGGCAGTTGCAAAGGCTGGTATCCGACCATGGTCGGAATCGTCAAACCGTCGACAAGCCACCGCGTAACGCATCTCTACAAAAGCAGTTCGTATTCTCTTTGGATACATTTCCGTAAATGTGCGAAAGTAGAACTACGCGGCGCAGGGTGGACATGATCACCACACAAAAACTCAACAACGCCGGCGGACTCGCTGTATTCAGCAATCGGGTCCGCATCGGCTATATCGTCAAGGGTGATGACGATGTATGGCTGTGGGAACTGATACTCCTGTCGGAGCAGTTCAAAGGACACCCACGCGGAATCAATACGAGTAAGGATGACGCTCTCGCCGCGTTGTCCGACATGTTTGGAAAATGGTGCAAGGCAGCGGGATTGAAAGATGAAAGCCTCCCTTAAATGGATCAATGACGCTCTAGCCGCGAAGGATATCACCCATGGCATGGCCCATTACAAAATCCACGACCGGACAATTCAAGCGACCAACGGCAGACTTATTGCCTGCCACCCTTGGCCTGCTGATGGAAGCTTCGTTGTTCCCGGCGACGAGTTTGAAAAATTGCTTGATCGGATGCCGGAAAGTCCAAGCATTGTCGTCAGCGAACACTCTGTCAACATTCGAAGTGGGCGTTATCATGGATCGATCAACACCCTCTCGGAAGACAAGTGGTCGCAACCGGGCGTCGAAGATGCCAAGTGGCAAACCATCCCGAAAACGCTCCCGGAAGTCCTAAAGGCCCTGCGGCCGTTCGTCAGCGACAACGCCATGCAACCCTGGGCGGATTGTGTCGCCCTCGAGAACGGCTGGGCGTATGCCACCAACAACGTGGCGATCGCCGGCGCCCCCTGTAAGGGGCTGGGAGCCGTCATGGCCCTGCTGCCTAGCTGGGCGGTGGATTTTGTCCTGCGGCGCACAGAGGGGCTGTCTCTGTGGGCGTGGACCCCCAATTATGTGGCCTTTAAATGGGCCAACGGCGCCTGGATGCGGTCGACGTTGGTGGTCGGGCAGTTCCCAGAACGTGCCGCTGGCATGGTCCGGTCCAGCGCCGGCGAAAAGCCCGCCCAGGTTATCACCGAGGATTTCCGCAAGGCCTTTAACAGCGTGGCGTTCATGGCCGAAGATACTGTAGAGCTATACGCCGACAGGATGGTAGCCCGTTTCAAGCAAGCCGAAGTCATGGCTGATCTGGAATGTCAGGTGCCGGCGGATGCCAAGTGCTCGATTTGGGGCGCGTCGTTTCTGGTGCCGGCGATCAACGCCGCAACCCACTGGAGTCCGGCGGTGTGGCCAAAGCCGGCGCCGTTCAAAGGGACGATCGTGTCGGGGTATGTGGTCGGGAGGCGGGCATGACAACAAGTGTTCCGCAATATACTTCACCTCGCGAATTGTTGTTTCAATTACATAAAGACCTCGTGGTAGTTATTAGAAATCCTGATCCGCCTACAGTTGGCGAAATCGATGCTCTTTTGCTGCGTTGTAAAAATGGCGTGGAACTTTGTAAGCAATTGTACAATATGAATCCAAATCATTTTACAGCTGAAAATTTACACAAAGTCAGCAAAGCTTTTGAACAGTTCGAAATTGCTTCTAAGAATTTGAAAAATAGGTGACACTGTGACACAAGATCAAATCGTCTTGCTGCTTCGCCTACGTGACAGCAAGGAACGCGGCGCCGCCAGCCTGTCGTGCAGTCAGCAGCACCTCGAGATTGCCCAGGACTGCGCCAGGCAAGGCTGGGCACGGAAACACAAATACGGATCGGCGTTCTTCACAATCACTGACTCCGGTCTGAAGATGCTCGACAAGGTTGGCGCCAAGGTGCGCGTTATCAAGACAGAGGAGACGAAACATGTACGGCAAGAACAAAATCGAGAAGTTGTCACAGGGCGATGGGAAAAAGATTCGAGTGGTAAGTGGGTCTCCGTTCCTAACGTTGCAAGGTGAGGGACCGTATAGCGGCCACAGCGCCGTGTTTGTCCGGTTGCACGGCTGCCATCTGCGTTGCACGTTTTGCGATACGGAGTTTGATTCACCGAACGATCCGGAAGTCAACGTATTCGACCTTGTGCAGCAAGTCATGGTAACGCGTGGGCGGTTCACCCGGCTTGTCGTCATCACGGGTGGCGAGCCGATGCGGCAGAATATCCTGCCACTATGCACGCGCCTGCACGATCTTGGGTTTACGGTACAGATCGAAACCGCCGGCACGTTCTGGATTTCGGGAATCGAAACTGTCGCGGAGATCGTGTGTTCGCCGAAAACCCCTACGATTCACGACATGGTTCTTTGTCACGCCAAGGCTTTCAAATACGTGATCAGCGGCGGCATGGATTTTGGCGGTGGCCGTACCGGATACGTCCCGACCACTGCAACACAGCCGGGTGCCCGGCCGGCGCAACTGGCCTTGCCCAGGGAAGGCGCACCGGTCTATCTGTCGCCGTGTGACGAGGGGGCAGAAGAGATCAATAGCCGCAATCGCCGCCTTGTCGGGCAGTTGGCCATCATGTATGGCGTGATCGCTGGGGTGCAGCTTCACAAATTTATGGAGCTTGATTGATGAAATACGCCGGTCTCTTCTCCAAGTTCATGGGCAAGACGACATCCAGCAATGACAACGAAGCCTTGATGGCGCTGCGTCGCGCCAATAAGATGTTGTCTGACGCTGGTCTCACCTGGGAAGAGATCGCGCGTGCCCTGGACAAGTACAACGATGCCTTCCCGCGCGACGCCCCACGTCGCCGGGCACCGGAACCGGACTGGGAAGGCTTTAGTCCGCACGGTCATCATGACGACAAATCGGAAATCGATACCCTGTTCGAAAAAGTCATGAGCAGGTCGTGGCCGGCATCGTTTCAGCAATTTATTGACAGCATCTATACATGGTGGCTGGAGAAAAAATTCCTGACACGCAAGCAGTACAGACGTTTAAAAGAAGCAGCAGAGGAGATGGATTGATGGAAAATATTGACCCGGCGCACCGATATCACTTTCTTCGCGAAGCCAACGTCGCCCGCAACAAAGAATGGGACCCCGGTGGTGACATCAGCCTGTCGTTCCGCGGCAATGAAATGGCCGGCGAGCTCGGCGAGCTCCTGGAGAAGGCCACGGCGATGCTGTTGATGTCGAGCAAGATGCTCGGCATCTGCAATATGCTCAAGAAGCTCGAGCGTCAGCAAATGGGACTCGTCGGCAGCCGTGTCACACTTGAAGAAATCAGCAAGGAAATTTGGTGACGCCCAGATTTGTCTCGACTTGTGTGCCATGCACGCCGGCGTCGATCTGGAGCAGGCCACCAAAGACAAGTTCAACGAGTCGTCGATCAAGCACGGATTGAAAACGAGGTATGTATGACATGACGAAATCCAAGGCCGTTAAAATTCTAAAAGCCTTGATAGCAATCAATCAAGGCGCCATCCGGCGTCTCGAGCGTAAGCGTTCCTATACTGACGCGGAAAAAACGGCTGCTATCGCCATACTGATCGACGACATCACCGCTTTAAAAATGGCTGTGGAGAAGCTGCGTGCGAGCTGACGCCGTAGGTTTGTTCTGGGAGGATATCCCTCCCGTCGCCACACGGGGCAGCAGTGGGCCACGACCGCTGCCCCCGATTCCCGATACCGGATGGAAGCTCCCCGAAGACTATCCATCACTGGAGGGTCAAGGGGCGATCGCGATCGACATAGAAGCGTATGACCCTGATCTTAAGACGCTTGGACCCGGTGCTTTGCGTGACGGTTACATGTGCGGCGTATCGATCGGGACTGAAGCAGGGTTTCGGCGCTATTATCCGATCGCGCACGAAATCGGACCAAACCTTGATCGGGAAAAAGTTTTCCGCTGGCTACGGCGGGAGCTTAAACGCCCGGTGCCGAAAATCGGCGCCAACATCCTGTTTGATCTGATGTACCTGAGCGTAGCGGACATCGAAGTTACTGGACCGTTCTACGATGTCCAGATTGCCGAGCCGCTGCTCGACGAGAACAAACTGTCTTATACGTTGAACAACATAGCGATCGAATGGCTCGGCGAGGGCAAGCCGCAAAACGAAATGCGTGATTGGCTCGTCGCGGCGTTCGGCGAGACCAATTACAAATCGAACATATGGCGGGCACCACCAACCGTCATAGGACCCTACGCCGAGGGTGACGTTGATCTCCCGTTGCGTATTTTCAAATTGCAACGCGAGGAGCTGGAACGGCAAGGCGTTTGGGAACTGTTCGTTCTCGAATCCAAACTGTTGCCGATGCTGTTGGCGATGTGGCGTCGCGGGGTCCCTGTCAACATAGCCAAGACAGAGGAACTTCGCGACAAGTTGCGGGGGCGACAGGCAGACGTGCTGCTAAAGATCAAGGCGGAGTCGGGTGTCGATGTCGACATATGGGCCGCTGATAGCCTTGCCCAGGTGTTTGACACTGCCGGCATCATGTATCCGCGAACCGAGAAGACCAATAAGCCTTCGTTTCGCAAGGATTGGCTGGCAGTTTGTCCGCATCCGGTTGGCCGGCTAGTCATGGATGCCCGCCGGCTCGACAAGTTCTGTGGTACGTTTTTGGAAGGCGCCTTGCTCGAAGGTAGCATCAACGGGATTGTGCATTGTCAATTCCATCCGCTAAAGTCCGACGACGGCGGCACAGTCAGCGGGCGCTTTTCGTCGAGCCACCCGAACCTGCAGAACATCCCAATACGCGATCAAGAGCTCGGTCACCTGATCAGGTGCTTGTTCGAGGCCGAGTTTGGCAAGATATGGTGGAAGTTCGATTGGAGCCAGATCGAATTTCGATTGGGGATTCATCACGCTTTTCGGCTTAAGCTTCGTGGCGCCGAGGCCGTTGTTGAGCAATACAGGAATGATCCTGCAACCGACTATCACAAGGTCGTTGCTGCAATTACAGGTCTCGAAAGAAAGTTCGCCAAGAACATCAACTTCGGAATTATCTATGGTCTGGGTATCGACGCCTTGGCGGATCAACTGGGTGTCAGTTTCGAAGTTGCGCAGCAGATGTATCGCGATTATCTGCGGCGTGTTCCATTCCTAGGAAAGCTGCGTGAAAAGGCAATGGAGCATGCTATGAAAACCGGGATCATAACGACACTATCCGGTCGGCATCGTCACTTTGACACCTGGGAAAAGAAAACGCGAGATGGTGTTTATTATTTTCCATCATACGTCAAAGGTTCCAAACGGGCGTTCACACACAAAGCTTTGAATGCCCGTTTGCAGGGTGACGCTGCGGACATCATGAAAACAGCCATGGTCAACGCCTGGGAAGCAGGTGTATTCCACGAGATAGGTGCCCCACACCTGACTGTGCATGACGAACTTGATGGGAGCGTTGAGGATATCCCCGTGCACCACGAGGCTCTACGAGAATTGAAACACATCATGGAAACGTGTGTCGAATTGCTTGTGCCATTGCGAGCTGATGGTGGCACCGGTCCGAATTGGGGGTCGATTGAATAAGTCGAGAGGCGATAGCAACACCTTGAAAGAAAAGCGTGCCAACATCGCCTATTTAACCCACATGATAAAAGCGCGTCACTTCATGTTAGAAAACCATCTTCTTGAAACGAGTGTCAATGATTTGTAGAAAACCAACCAAAGAAAACGCGTCGTTGTATAGAAGTCATCCAACGCTCTCGAACGTGTCATAATTAACCTGACAACCAACCTACTCGAACGTGTCGACGTAACTTAGAAAACCAAACTCACCTAACGTGTCAAAAGTGACCATGAAAACCAACGTGCTAGAGCGTGTCAGTGCCAAGTAGTAATCCAAGAAGTATGAGCGCCAAATTCCAAAAAGGAAAAGGCTGTGATGCAAATCGACGTGACATACAACGACGTGACAATCCTGGGTACGACGATCAAGCGGCCGTCGTCGATCGCCCCTTCGCAATGGCTATTGTACTGGGAAGCCGTGGGCAGACAACGGCTGCTGTAAAGAATAGGCAGTATTACTGCCCTATACGATCGGACCCGGCCGGGTCCCAGGTCCCGGCCGGGGGTATAAACATCCCCCAAGAGACCGCCCCTCTATCCGGCTAGGCCTGCCCAGGTCGACCACAGCCGGGTCCACGTCTGGACAAACCCCCTCCCCCTCCTCCCCACGGCAAAAAAGAACCCCGCCAACCGAAGCTAGCGGGGTCAAGTTTAGAGGAAACGCCCCTTTTGGGGCTCTGCTCGGTTACGCGATACGCGCGTTACCGAATCAGGGAGTCTGTGTCGGCGCCGGAGTTGACGTGGTTGCCGGCGGTGCGTCAGGGAGCTTGATCGGCGCCACGACGGCGATTTGTGGAACCTTTGTACAAAGATCGTGCAGGGAAGGAATCGCCAAGGGCATTGGCGACGCCGCTTGTGCCATAGAGGTGAAATCGGCAAACACTTGTGTGCAGTGGACATTGTTGCAAAGGTTGTTTGTCGCCATACCGAGAAGACGCAACGTTTCGTAATCGTTGATCACGTGAAATGTAATCGGAACAGGGTGCTCCTTGATGATTTCACCGAAATCTTTCATCGCAACCCAGCATTGCTGCCCGTGACCATCCTGCAAGTTTGGCAGAACAGTTGATTGGGCGATCGCCGCCGTGGCATCCGAACCGATAAAATCGGCGATATCCTTGAACGGTTTCGCCAACGCTGTTGCCAGAGATTCGAGAGCTGCCGCCGACTTGTCGGGACCTGCAATAGCCCGTTGAATGTCTTCGATCGGTTTTCCCGTAAGTTTCTGTGCTTGTGCCGGCGACGGGTGGAACAGCATGAGCCCGATCAACAGGGCGGTTGCCGCCGTGGGAGCTACGAGTGGCGCCACGTTGTTGGAAGTCACCTTGGCGACATCGACGGCGGTCAATGTCGGATGTTGGGCTGCGATCTCGGCAACGGTTGGTTGTGCGATGCCGTTGCGCTTGAGTGCCGCGGCCTGCGCCAGAGCCTGCGCTTTCCAGACTTCCATTTTCGAAAGCAGAATGCCTTTGCCGTAATCCTGCCAGAGCGACCAACTGCCGGCGACAATGGCAGTGGACATGGCGGCGTAATCGGCGACCGAAAATCCAACTGTAACGCCTTTGCCGGCAAGGAACATCCCGCCGCCGATCAATAATTTCTTGACGATTCCTGTAGCCAGAACTTGCGCGATCTTCTTCGTGCTGTCATCCATAACCTTTAATCTCCTGTTTTAACGTGACCAATGTTGACAAGCTTTAACGTGAACCAGTTTTTGAAACAACAACCCTCCTTTGTGTTATGAAAACGGCAGTGTAATGCCATAATTCCCGACTACGGCTTGCAAGGCGGCTGTAGTCTGGAGTCCGTTGATGTCGATAGGCCACGGCGACACACCGCCATTTGCCGCGACGAAAGCCAAATAGGCAGAATCGTACGAATACACAAGGGCGTTACGCTTGCTGGAATAGATACGGCCATCTTGGTTCAGCCAGTACCAATCCATCGGATTGAAAGTAAGAATCAGTGCCACCATGATTATCTTCCCTTAAGGAATATATTGACCACCACTTTGTGTGCTTCCGGCAACGTTGCCTGGGTAGAAGTTTACGCCTTGCCCTTGTGCCCAAACGACGCCATTGCCCGTAGCCAGATATTTTGGCCCAGATACGAAACCGGGATTGACAAAGCTCGGTGGTGTGATCGCGGTGCCGTTCGTGACTGTACCGCCGTTGACCGCGTAGCAGAATCCCGATGCAACGCCTATGCCGCTGCTGATCGTAATCGCCACCTGCTGAAAGCCAACGGAACCACCGGACTGCCCAAGAAATACAGAATTGCAGTTGCCGCCAATTACGACACCGCTGCCGATTGAAACAAACCCAAAATATACGGCCTGCACATGACTGCCGGACACGATGTTATTGTTGAAAGCTACATTTGACACTGTAACATTTGCGCCGAATTCTGTCACAAGTCCGGCAAGTGAGTTACCCGACAGAGTAAGATTCTGGAAGGTGATGCTCGTTGGTCCTGTACAAACAAACGCTGTTAACGAGCTGCTAGTAGACGCTATGATCGTCGAACCGATGCCGGCGCCGTTTATGACGATGTTGCCAGCGGGGTTGGAAGGCGTTTGAGGATTCTCGTTGTACGAGCCAGAAGCAATGTTTATCGTTACGATGAAGGTACTGCTGGGCGCGTAGCTCCACGCTACGTTCAATGCTTTCTGGATCGTCTTAAACGGACCCTGAGAACCACTAACGGTGGCAGAGAAGCCGTTGTAAAGTGTGTCACTTCCAGTTGACGTATTCACATAGATGTTATAGTTCGCCGTAGGCTGGCGGTAGAACATGCCTGCCGATGTGTTGATTATCTGAAATTGAGTACCGTCATATTCCATGACGAGAACCATACCCGCCACGAAAATATTGAATGGTGGGTTGGAAAGGTCTCCCAAAACCACGTTCTTGTTGCCACCACCGTTGCAGTTGATCACACACACGCCGCCGGCGATAGTGTTCGCTAATTTTACTGCAATAGTCTCACCGGGTGTTAGCGGCAATATGGTGGGCGCGAACGTGGCAACGATATTGTTGACGGTGCCGCTGTCGGCAACATACGGAATTCCGATAGTCGTATTCGTGTTGGTGTTCGTTCCGGACCCCATGTAATTGGCCATTTGGAAGAACGTGCCGTCATAGACAAGATCGGCAACTCCTCCCGACACAAGATCGCCTGTCGTGATACCGGCTGTACTGCCACGATGAATAGTAACCGGTCCGAGTGTAGCCGCCACACCACTGGAGTTAACATAGTTGATCGTGATATCGGACGCACCGGAGCAGTTGGTGAGAACCTTGACGCGGAATCCCATGCCCGTAACCAGTGCCTGCGGATTGTTCGGCGGCGTGACAATGAGATGGTTGGCAGTGCCGGTGTCGACGCAATAAACCCAAGTTCCGTTTTGCACAGCTGCAGGGACCTGGGGAAGTGTGGGGAAAAAAGGCGCCAGCGCTTGCGTCACGATGTTGCCACTAGTGACCTGGGTAACACCGTTAGCTACCGTGATAGCGTACAGAGGCACGAAACCGGCGTCCGGCGGCGGCGTTGTCTGGGTGCCCGTAGTCGCCGCAATACCAGCTTTTAACGCGATCGCACAGACACACGACCTGATTGTGAACTGAGAAATATTCGAACCAGCCGGGCCGGCAAACGGCGCCGCCGGGTTAGCCGAATTGTAATAGCTCAGTGTCGTTAATCCCGCGTCAATATCGTTCAAAATAGCTTCGACAAGAAATACTTGACTGAACCCGCTTGTCGATGGCGGGGTAAGAGTCAGAACAACGGGCGCTGGCAAGATGCCCTGCTTGACAATGTTGTTGTTGTCGACGCCCAGGTCGCCATAGGCCGTGGCGTCCGTAGGATCCATTTGATAGATCGACCCCACGCCCACACTGACGTGGAGATCAGGCGTCGGACTTGTCGGGAGGCAGGCCAGACCGGACACAGTTGTGCTTGTGCCGAACGCAGCGCGATTCTGATACGCTTGTGCCACCATGGCAAACTTAGCGGCGTTGAGAATGTCGGTCGTCTGCGGCAGCGCACCATCATATGTAATCGGGCGATCCATTTGTATTCCCCTTAGCTTTGGTCTTCTTCGATCTGAATTTCGTAGTCCACAGTGCCGCTGGTCGGAACGGTGCCGCCTCCGAAATTGATAAACATGAAATCGCCAATACCGCGCAGGATATTGGCCTTGTCCTGTCGCATGGCGAAATCCCAAACCAGCGGCACGGGTGGCGCCGAGGCGGCGATCGGGAACCACAGGCGCCCTTGCCGCAGGTTTGTCGGATTGGCACCGAGCGATGTGATGTTGGCAGTTCCGATAGTTGCCACGACACCCGTTGCGTTGGCGTCGTTGACATCGGCCTTGCCTGGCGTGATGTTTGTGAACGCCGCTGTTCCCTGGGTTGTGAATTGTGTGGTACGCCGAATTAGCGTCGCCGGTATTGTGCCGGCCGCAGTTCCAGTAGCGCCGAGCAGAGAGATACGTTTCACGCGAAGTGTACGTGTTGCCGACCCCTGAATCATAAGCGAATCTGTCGGCGCCGCTACGGGTGTGTAGTTGCCGGAATACCAGAATGTTGGCTTACGGTGTTCCGACGATCGTATGAGAATGAATGCCGTTTGAGCATCCATATCCGCCATAGCGGCGACTTGTTGAAGATTGAGCCCGCCGTCTAACGCTGCATAATTCGCCATTTTGTTTCCTCTTATACAATAACTATATTCTGTGAATTTACAGCCGCGTCAGGACCACCAAAGATGCAAGGGCGCCGTTTTAACAACGATGGAGGACTAATGGCTATCCACATTGTTGATCCGGTTGGCTTGGCCATGTTGACTACTCTATTGATCATGTCGTTGGTGATTCCGGTAACGCCGAGTTGAGGTCCGGTGTATTCAATACTGCCGACACCCCAACCGCCGAATTTATTGGTCCATCCGCTGACATTTGGTACGCCTAATGGCGTGCCACGGTAGACCTTGATGAAAGCCTGCCCAGGGAGATTCATGTTTCCCCAGCCACCGCGACCCATGCCGTAACCCATCGAACCGTATTGGGGCGCTCCGCTGGCACGCGATCCGCTATAGGCGCCAGTGTCATTTGTATTCCACGGTTCAAATATTGCCGGAGCTGCTCCGGTCAACATAGTTACCGCAGATGCCATCCCGGCGCGAGTTACCCGCTCTTGCAAAACTGTCGCTTTGATTACAGCTCTAAATGCATCATCAGCGGCACCGTTGCGTGTCAGGTTGCGGCCAAGAAAATCGTAAGCTACTATGTCGAGCCACACGCCATAAGCTGTCGCGATACGCGTCTGCGCCTTGGCATAGGTTATCAGAGAATAGTTCCAGGCGGCGCTATCTGCCAGACCGCCAAGGATGGCGTCACGAATAGGAGCTACCCACGCAAACCATCTCGGCGGGAGGAGCTGCTTGACACGGTTTACGATATCGGCGGAGCTACCTGTTGTTGTCATGATACTGTTACCGAACCTGTCTTGATGGTGGCGTAAGCTATTGTTGAGCGCCCATCTTGTGTGCCTTTTATCGCCTGAATTGTAGCAGCGTCACCCGAACCTCCGTTTAGGAGAATATTTGCAACGGAAGTTACTCCCGGGATCGTATAGGCCCATGCCGACAGGATGGAGAAAGGCAAGGAGTTTCCCAGTCCAAGTGAATTGATGTTGAGGGACAATAACGCCGCGACCTGGGCAACGATGACGTTGTGTGTAT